ACGCTTTCGCAAGAACCCGCAACACATACACGCCTAGTCGGGGCGTAGCGCAGTCCGGTAGCGCACTAGCATGGGGTGCTAGGGGTCGAGTGTTCGAATCACTCCGTCCCGACCATATATTTCAATGACTAAGCCCAATCTTCTCAGGTTGGGCTTTTTCATGCTTCGGGAGAATTTCGGGGCTTCATCCTGTCTTCCTTTTTAAGATTGTCAGAACCGGTCCACGCGAGTCGGTTGCTGATACCATATTCGCAGTCTCAATCAGCTTTCCGAGCTCCGCGCCGGAGTAGTGGCTGGTGATGCTGCCGTTCTTGTGTCCAAGTAAAGCCTTCCGGTCCTCCTCAGTGACACCGGCAGCGCGAAGGCGCCGGCCGAATGTATGCTTCAAGTCGTGCACTCTGATGGAAGCGTATCCTGGGTGAGCGGGGCGAAGGTTTTCCTCCTGCCAGAGTTTCGCCGCGCGCGCCCTTGCTTTCCTCCAGGCCGAATCGTTCATGCGCTGGATTGGCTGATCCTTATAAGGGAACACCCATTCGTTGCTCAGACCCCGCTGGCCGTCGATGACCGATTTCGCGATCGTGTTAAGCACAACCAGTCTCTCGTCGCCGTTCTTTACGCCAGATCGCTCGTTGCGACCGCCGAAGTCTGACGGGATCAGGAATACGCTCGTCTCCAGCTCGGGCACATAGATTTCCCACTCCCACTTCAACTTGCAGACCTCCTGCTCGCGACAGCCTGTGTTCACCTTGAACAAGGCCATCTTCTGGAGGTGTGCTGGCAACTCTCCGAAAAGGATCGATTGCTCTTCCCATGACATCGGGTAGGGCTGTCGAACCTTCTTCTTCAGATCCAGCTTGGTCAGCATCGGCACTGAGTCGAGCCAGGGTCTGCGCTCTTCATCCCGCCACTTCCTTGCGCACAGCGACAGAATCCGAATGACGCGTTCGATCGAGATGTTTACTGTCCGAGGCGCTACCGGCTTCAGCTGCTTACCGCACGGCAGCACCATACCCTCCAGCCTTTCCGCAATAAACTCCTCAAGTGCCCGATCGTCGATGTGTGTCAACGGTAGATTCTTGAGATACGGATGGAGGTGATTCAGATGGTGGGCCGATAGCGCGATGGAGGGCTGATCCTTGTACTCGAGGAGAAACCTGGTCGCTGCTTCCTCCCAAGTACGTACCCGCCGTACACCATAAATCTTCTCTTGCCGCAGTTGTTCTAACCGGTGAATCAGATACTGCTCGGCTTCTTGCCGGTCACCAGTGCCAGTGCTTTCTCGAAATCGCTGGCCCCGGAAGACTTTGTCGATCTGCCAGATTCCACCTTTCTGGTAGAGGCCGGAAATTGTTTTTCGCGCCATCGTGTAGCTCCTTGGCGCTCGCTGCGAGGCCGATTGTTGTCTTGATTGGCAGCTTTTTCAATCGCCTTTGCGGCGATGTAGGCGTCAGCCCACTCATCGAGCTCATGCCGGTCGAACGCGACACCCTGTTTTCCGATGGGAAACTCGCGCACATTCGGGCGTACGGTTTTGTTGAATTCATCCCGGCACATGCCGAGATAGCCAGGTGCATCGCCGAACCGAATGAAACGCGGCAGGATGCTCGTGGCCTTGGCTGCAGTGGCGTTTGCCATGGGCTACCTCCGTCCGGGGGTCTATGCGGGGTTGAGTGGCGGGTACTTCGCCAGAATTTCTTCAGCGACTTTCATCGCGGCCAGGGCATCGTTCACGTAGGCCGGATCGAAGCCGCCGGCGTAATGGATGGTTGCCTGGCAAGCGTGCAGGTTTGCGCGGTTCAGCTTGAGCGCCGCGGTCAGCTCCTCACGCATCTCACCTTCCGCCCGCCCCATGTCCCAGAAGCGCTTCGCCCAATGCCCCTCGGGCGGCGGATTCGTGTTCTGGTATCCAAACGCCATGGAGCCAGCGACGCTGTCGGACAGATAGCGCTTGTAGAAGTTATCGCCATCGATGCTCAAGCCCGCCCGCCGGAGAGCACTGACGACCTCATCCAGACTGATGCCGCTGTCCTTCAGGACGATGTCGAGGTCCGGCTTGCCTTCCGCGTAGACCACTAGGCAAAGCTTGGCGCCCGGCCACAGGTGCGCGCTGATCTGGACCAGCGCATCGTTGGCGACTTCGTGAAATCGTTGAGTTGCAGACATAGGAATTCCTTGCCCGCCGTTCACCGGCAGGCATGTGGATAGATGGGGAAGGGTTAGGACTGGACGAGGTGACCGATCGCAACAGCCTTTGCGGCGGCCTCGGTCTTGAACATCAGATTGGACTTGCCGGGGCGGCCTTCGCTGACGTACTCGACATCGACCCACCAGCAGCCGAACTTCCGGTACGGGACGCCGAGGATCTCAGTGACATGGCAGTCGATCAGGTTCATGGCGTAACCACCCGCCGTGCCCACCAGCACACGGGACCATCATCGGTGTCGTGAATCGCCAGGCAGAACCAATCTTCGCCGTCTGGCCGGTCGGGTTCCCAGTAGCTGCAGTCCGGGTCGCCGGCTTCAAAGTAGCGTTCAGAAACCGCTTTGTCGCTGTGGTACTCAAGGCTCATCATTTTCACCTGCAGGCCCTGCTCGGCGATCCAGGCCTTGCACTTGTCGCTGTCGCCCTCATCGAAGTCGGGCAGATCAGGGTGCTGGAAAAAACCGTTCTCGTCACGGCGCACCGGCCAATGCTTGATGAGGAGCTGGCGATCAAGTCGCTCTATTTCTGCAAGGAGCAGCGCCGCCGCCTTCACCAGGTCTCTTCGCCCATCCGCGCTCGGCTTGAACGTCGCCTGACCCCACGGCCAGAGCGTTGTCATTGACAGAGGGCTACCTGCGCAGGTGGCATACGCGGCCGCAGCATCAGCCATTTCCCCCTTCACGTAGGAGTCATCGCGGGTGAGCGAAAAACCTTCCGCGCTCGCCTGACGCTGGCGTTCCGCGATTACATCACGTGCAGCGCTGTTGAGTTGAATTGCATTTTCTTCAGGCATGACTTCGTCCTCGCCGCATACGCAGCAGGCAATTAACGGTAGGTAGGAGTAGGGTGGACTGACGACCACGAAAGCCTTCATGGTCGCCGGAGGTTTTTTTGCATAATGTGAAAGCGTTTCGAATAGCAATGCTCGCCGCCCGGGCCGACTACCAATCAGCCAAAGCAGACGTGACGGAAGACAGGCGCCGATGTCGCTATTTGGGGCCGGGCTCGCTTGCCAATCTCTCTCGGCTTCGTCGAGCTACGGACGTTTGGATTGGACTTCCACGCGCCTTTTATGGCGGCAGGTGACAGGTTGCGTTCCCTTATTTTGCATTGGCGCACCAGGCAATAGGGATAGGGTGGGGCCGAACGGGCGGCGGGGTTACTGAGCAGCAGCCGGGTGTGTCGCGTTCCACTGCTCGAAGGCTTCTTGCGTGGTGGTGGCGCTGATCGTTTCGTCGCAGGTGTGACAGAAGGCCTTGCCGCCGCACGCGCCCACGTCGCCGCGGCCCTGCTTGCATGGATTCATGTGCCAGATTTCTTCGCTCAACGCCGCGTCAAGCTCAGGATATTCCGGCCTGGCTGGCGGGTAGGCATCCGCAGTCATTGCTTGGTCGATAGCAGCTCGAAGGCTTTCGTTGTAGTCCTCTCCGATGACACGTTCATTCGGCTTATCCATCCACCGCCCGACGATCACCACGCCGCCCGTGTAATCACCGGTATCGGCGAGTGGGACGCTGTGATGCCGGACGTCCCAGAAGTTGGTTTCGAGGGCGTCCAAGCGCTGCTTGTCCTTCTCCAGATCATCGACTCGCTGATCGGCGATGGTCAGGCGCTGCTGTAGGGCAGCGATTCGGTCCTTGCCCATCTGCTCCCGGGCAAGAAAGATCGAATAGGCCTCCTGCGACACGCGGACCGATCGGTCATCAATGCCGAAATCGACGCCATCACCGGCCGGCCCGACATCCCCGCCGCGGCACTGCGCCAAACGCTCCGCAGGACAATCGCTCAACCGCTTGCATAGCTGGCTCATGCTCGTTTCTCAATGTCAGTGGTGATGGCCTCAACAATCACCGGACCAAGGATTCGGATGTTGCGGCTGTCCTCTTTAAACGCACGATTCAGACGGCCTACCGCTGCCTCCCGCGCCTGCCGGTAAACCTGGTCCAATAGGCAGTCGGGGCCCCAAGATCCGAGGTTGCTCAACTCGACGGTGAGGGTGACCTTCGCGCCTGTGGTGGTTCTTACAATTGGTTTGATCACGATCCCTCCTGCGGCGAAACGATGCCGCTTGCTTGAATGACAGCCATTTTCAGATGGCCGGCCAGTTCGATTTCTACGTTGGCGCCGGGGGAGACCTGCCAGCCAGGCAAAAACGCCACGGTGTCACATGTAAGCATCTGGCGAATCGCGTCACGCATGCACATGTGCCAAGGCGCGTCGGCGGGCAGTGGGTTCTCGGCGGATTCTCGACGATGTAGCCGAGGGCGCGGAGGCGGGCGGCTTCCGCATTGAATGCCGGGTAGTTGTAATCGGGCAGGCCCGTCATGGGCCCGCTGAGGTAGATGCGTTGCATGGTGATGTCCTGCAAGTCAGGCAGCGGCCATCAGCGCTTCGATCACGCGTTGACCAGCGAGCGGTGGAACTGCATTGCCGGCCATGTGCATGGTCTGGCGGTGATTGTTCGGGCGGAGCGTGCCAGCGGGAAAAGACATGGCGGCCAAGGCCTCGTCAGCGCTGAGCATTCGCATCTCGTCGCCGCGCACCAGGGCCCACCGGTCCAGCGTGGTAATGGTGCCGATCGGCCTGTTCATGTCGCGCCCGGTGAGCCCGGAGCCTTTGCCGTAGTAGGGCATGATGAACTGATCGCCGAAGCGAGCCCGGCCATTGGCGACCCTTTGAAGCGTCGCCTGCGCTCGGCCCGGTTTCTCGACGCGGGACCATTTGCCACCTGTGAAGTCGAGGAAGCTTGCTGCCGGCACGTGCTGTCGCCGGTGCAGCTCCAACATCAGCGGCGCCTTACTGCGCGTCAGCACCAAGAAAAGCCGCACGCGGTGCTGAGGCACGCCGAGGTCTGCGCAATCAACGATGTGTGGCGCGACCTGGTAGCCGAGCGCCTGCACCGCTGCTGTCCATGCCGGATACAGCGCCCAGTCTGCGAACTCAGGCACATTCTCAACGAGAGCGACGCTGGGACGGTGGAACTCAAGAGCCGACACGACCGCCCATGCTGTCGAGCGGGAAGCATCATGCTGGGGATTGCCGTTGGCTTGGCCGCGGGCCTTCGAGTGGCCCTGGCAGCAGGGCGAGGCCAGCAAGATGTCGTGCGCCGGAACCTGGTCCCAGCGTGCCTGGTGTAGATCCTGGCATACGTGAAGCGTATCCGGGTGGTTGGCGCTGTGCCATTCGACCGCGACCGGCCAATGGTTTGCGGCCCAGAGGACTTCGACACCCGCCGCGCGGGCACCGGTAGACCATCCACCGAGCCCGGCGAACAAATCGATTGCTGAATACATAGGTGCTCCTGCTAATCGAAGCTATGCTTCGAGCCACGTTATTCTCGGGGACTGGGATGGATATCAAACGATTGGCTTATGCTGTGTGGAAGTTTTTCGCCAAAGCCCTGTTGTGCTGCGTTCTCTTCATCTGCTCCATGTTTGTACTGTTCATGATGATTAAGCACTCATCATTACTGGGCAGCTCGGTGGCAGCTGCGTGGGTGCAGGCCGTAGGGTCTGTGGGAGCTATCTGGGCCGCCATATCCGTCTTCCGAAAGCAGGTAAATTATGACCGCAAAAAAAAGATGGAGGATGATAGTGATCGGCATCAGTACACTTATGATCTTACCTATCAGGCGTATCAAACCGCATGTATGTTTGAGCTAGCGGCAGAGAACTTCCATAGTGTTATGTTATTTAGACTCAATTTTTGCGGGCGAGTGTTAAGTCTTCTTAAATTGCAGGTTGGCGCATTAAGGGCCGTGCACGTCAATGACTTGAAAACCAGTCTTCTTTTGCCGCTGCATCTTGAGTTGCTCTCCGCACTGGCCAGTCTCTCCGACAGGGTTGAATCAATAAGGTCAATTGATCTACCCGATGACGAAGTGACAGTTACCCTAATTTGCATTTCTCAAGACGCTTTCTGGGTAAAGTCAATGTGGGAGGGTTACAAGCGCCACTGGGATGACCGCCGCTATGTCTGAGAGCAAGGTGACCGGTTGCAGGTCGCGCGAATGCGTTCCTCAGTCGGCCGGGTTTGCGTCATGGAACACATCCATTTGCGCCGCCCCATCCAGCCAGGCAGTATCAATCCGAGCGCGCGCCATGGCCGCGTAGTCTGGGTTTAGCTCGCAGATGATTGACTGACGGCCCTCCTGCATCGAAACCAACGACGTGGTACCGGCACCGCCGAACGGGTCCAGCACCACACCACCCCGCGGCGCGCTGGCCAGGATGCAAGGCCGGATCAAGTCGGGCGGGAAGGTGGCGAAGTGGGCGCCTTTGAAACTGTGCGTGGCCACCGTCCATACAGAGCGCTTGTTCCGCTCCGTCGGCATGATCGCGAGGGCCGATTTCATTGACTCGTTATCCTTGACCCTGCCGCGCTGGCGCTTGTCTGCATCAGTGCCGTGACCCCACCCCACGCCGTTGCTCTTGCGTGCCGTCGCTTTCATGTTGCCATTGCTCTTCGCGCCGCCGTTTGCCCGCTCGCTACCGATTTGGGCTTGCACGTCCTGCGAGAGCCGCGCGTGGGTGTTCGGGGAGCATGGTTCGAGGATGGCGGCCTGGTCGAAGTAGTACTTCTTCGATTTGCTCAGCAGGAAGATGTATTCGTGCGACTTGGTACACCGATCTCGCACGCTTTCAGGCATCGGGTTCGGCTTGTTCCAGATGATGTCCTGTCGCAGATACCAGCCATCGTCCTGCAGCGCAAAGGCAAGGCGCCAGGGCATACCCATCAGGTCCTTTGACTTCATTCCCATCTCGCGGCCGCGCACGCCGGTCCCCGACTTGAATCGCGGGTGTTCGTTGATCTGTCGCGCTGACGCCACGCTGCGCCCGGACATCTGCCCGTCACCTTGAGGCCTGCCTTGCGCTCCCCAACTACCGGCATAGCTATCACCCATGTTCACCCAGATCGTGCCGTCGTCGCGGAGTACTCGACGCACTTCGCGGAACACGGCAACAAGGCGAGCGATGAACTCGGCGGGCGTTTCTTCCAGGCCGATCTGGCCCTCGACGCCGTAATCCCTCAGCCCGAAGTACGGCGGGCTGGTCACGCATGTGTGAACTGACTGCTCCGGCAGCGTCCGCATCATATCGATGCAGTCGCCAACAAGAATCTGATGCTGCTGGCTCATGGTTCGATTCCATGCGATGGGATATATGGCCTACGCTTACCGCTCCACATGAAGGGATACGGTCATGAGCGAAGACAGGAGGTTTGCGTTGGGCCTGGCGCTTAAGGCCGTACTCAGCACAGCGCATAAACAGGGTCTGAATCTGGATGTACTGTTGGAAGTCGCCGCTGATGAGCTGCTTCGATATAAAACGTACGACGCAAAGCATGTACCGATGGCCGTCTCAGAGATCGAGGCGGCGGTGGATGCTTTGCATATCGACCGTTAGTCGTCGCGCAAGCGAAATGCAAAAACCCGGCATCGGACCAACAGTCCACGGATGTGTCACAGGGAGGATTTTTCATGGCATCAATTACTGATTTGTACAGTATGCGTAGCCCTAGCGTGAGGGCGGCGGCAGCAGAGCTTCGGTTAGCACTCCACAATGTTCGCGAGCTTGTGGAAAGGGGGTGCACGAGCGGCAACGAGTGGCATGCAGCAGATATCCGGCAGCAGGAAGCCACGCGTGCTTGGCGGTCAGCGCTGCGTGAAGTATCTGTAAGCCGCTCGCTGCTCCGCCCCGAACTCGCGCCATCGTGCGCAGCCAACCGGAGCACTTCATGATCGACGACAGGGAACAGGTTTTGCGAATGGCGCTCAGAGCGGTTCTGATGTCGGCGCAGGAGTTGGGCATCGATATTGATGAACTGACTGAGATTGCGTTTCAGTCGATGCTCAATGACCGTTCTTATTGCACTGATCATGTGGCGGCCGCGTCAAGCGCGATTGAGGCAGCGGCTGATGCGCTGCCGGCGATCCACTGATCAGGCAGGGATGACCGCGATGCAGGTGCTGACCAAGGTGCCCGACGCCTTAAATGATGCGTCGGGCAGGTTCACGATGCTTCCGCTTCGGCCCGACACGATGCCGCGGAAGTCACGGGATAATGCGTCCTCACGAAACATTACGCCGTTCGGCATCACTGCGACGAGCAACCCCCGCGGTTTGAGAAACCTGAGCGCGTGCAACACGTGGTGGATGTCACTTCGCTTTTTGTCGAACGGCGGGTTCATTACCACGCGGTCATATTTCTGAACAGGTTCTACAGATAGGAAATCGCCGACAACCACTGACTGGTACACCTTCGAATCGATCAGATGCTTGGCGTTCTCCGGCAAAAGCTCTACGCAATCTACATCAACGCCCTCGAGTATCAAGGCCTCGGCTATGGCGCCACGTCCGGCCGACGGCTCAAGAGCAAACATGCCTACCCCAAGTTGAGCGAGGTCCACGAGCTTCTTCACAACTGCGGGCGGGGTCGGGAAATAGCCAAAGTCCTGCGGCACGGTGACCTCACCCGTCGTGATGATGTTCTCGATCGCCTCTGCCGCATCCCCGCCGAACAAATGGGCCTTGGCTTTCGTATTCCATTTGCCGCCCGCAGCTTTAAGTGTTTTGTCCAAACGGGCATACAGGCTCTTTTCAAGCTGTCCGCCAGTGATGAACAGCTTGTTGCCTTCGGTGCGGGATGCGCTAAGCAGCGCCATGACGTCAGTTGCGACCTTCATGCGTTTCTCCGTGCAGAATCAAGCCTCCGAAAGTTCGGTGGCGAAGAGGTTGGTGTTGGGCTATACGTGGTGACCGGCCTGCCGCCGGTCACGGAGGGTAACGTTGGGAACGATTGAGCTTGGGGATCTGCGCGGGTACTTCAAAGAACTTGCTGGGCCAGCATTTGAAGAGTTTTGGTTTGAGTACCAAGAAAACTTGCCGGTCGACATCGGCAGATTCGTGCTCATATACCGGCGCTTGATTACCGCAATGTTCTTTCTAAATCATATGACCGACAAGGCGGCCAAACACAGAGGCGTCAGAAGCCCTGAGGAGTTGATCCGCGCTGTTAGAGCTGTCGATCCTAAAGCCGCCGAGGCGCTGGACATTTGCCGCATGTTGACCAACGACGTCAAACATGTGAAGAACAACCCGCAAAGCTATGGTTTGCGTGATCGAGCAGCCTCCGATGAGCCTGGATCCAGTCAACTGCCCTCATGGACCTATACTGATAACACCGGAAAGCAGCACGACCTTTGCGACGTGGCGGAGCGTGTATGGAGGTATTGGGTCGATTATCGCCATCAAAGGCAGCCTTGAGTTCGGCCGACGAAGTCATGTGAGCCTGACATCTGTGGCTCGATGTTATGGCTGCGTGACAGGCCTTATGCTGCGCGGTATCCCTGCTGTCTTCGTGATAGCACCCTTCTTCAGCAGAACCGCAAGCTGCCCGCTGATTGCATTTCCGTTCACTCTGGCTTCTTCGGCCATTTCCGCAATAGTCGGCGAGTAGCCGTGACGCTTCACGTAGCCAGCAATGAACCGTAGCGTCTCGGCCTGCACCTGAGTTAGGTCATTATTCATCTGCATCTGGGTCCATCTCGGCCTGGCCGGCTGCTTTCAGCTTACGCGTCACGCTTTCAGTGATAATGAAACCTGACGTGTGAGGTTTAAGAATTCGAGCCGCTTCTTCCTCTGGCGCCCTGAGCACGTACAGCACCAGCGTCTGATACAGCTCCTGCGCATTGTCGAAGCCGTGCAGTTTGAGAAACTCCGGCAGCTGCGCGGCTACCCCCTGGGCAACCTCAATCGTGACTATTGCGATCCCCAGCTGGGCCTTCTTTTCCTTCTGCCGTTGCCGGTACGCCGCCGCGTGCTTTGCGGCTGCTGTCTGTTCCATTGGGTGGTTCTCCAATCTGGTGCGCTGGCATGCTGAGCCAGGTCTGCCGCCTGCGCTGGTTGGCGCATTTGAACAGACGCCGCATCAGGTAGCCGCGGTGAATGTGATGCCGTGTTCTCGGGCGGTGAGAGCGACAGTGCGGGTATCGATGCCGATCTTCATGCCGATCTGGCGCGCGTTAAGGCCGGCCTCGGCCAGCGCGCGAATCCGCGGTGCACGCTCTGCGCGCTTGGCCTTCAGCGTTTCCAGATGATTCGTGGTGCCCGGCAGCGGAGCGTTGGCGCTGACGCCTTGCTCGATGTGCGTGATCCTGTTGCCGGTGGTAAGGAAGTGATCAATCTGGGCGCTGAGCTCGACGATCGCCTGTTTGTGCTCGTCCGGCACTGTCTCGCCGATCATTGCGTCCGCCTCTGATCAGCCGAGGACTCGAGGCACTGCAGGTAATTCATGGCCTCCTTGTATGTAGAGAGTGTATGACGCACCGCGCCGGTCTCGGCTTCAGCCACCTCATACCTGCCTTCCCCCAAGATAAATACTTGGAAGCGCGCCCGGCTCTTCGGTATTGGCCGAGTGGTCCGCTTGCCGACTTCGCTGCGAGCCGCACGGGTCAGCTGCAACAAGTCGCTGACCCGCATCATGTTTTCTTCAAACCCCTTGAGCATTTCATTTCTCCAACAGGATCGCGTTTATTCGTCAGCACTCTGGCCACCTGACGAAGGCCGATTGGGCGCAGGGGAGAGTGCTGACGGGTAAGCGCTGGGTGAAAAAAAGCCCCATCGACGCGGGGCTTTTATGTCGCTGGTTCACGAGGCCTCCCTACGTGAGCCTTGCTGGCCGGCGCCGCCTGATGCGGTAGGCCGGTATCTGCCTGTTATTTTATGGCGGTCATCCTCCGTTGTTCGCTCACTGGGAAGGCAGTGCCCACCTGTTGAATGGAGTGCAGATGCCCGGTGCTGATCTCCGGGTTGATGGCCTAACTCATCTAGGACTCAGTAGCTCATCAGCGAGCCTCGGCTTGCCCGTCAGCCCGGGCATTCGTCTGCTCTGCCGGTTACGTCATCCGGCGCCGAGTTCCACGGCCGTCACCATTTCCTCCCAACTTAAGAGCTCCCTCGGTCGGGCGATTGACGCAGGTGGGCGGTTATAGGCCGCAGTTTCGTCCGCATCGGAGAGTGATCGGAACACCAGGTCGCTACGCCTGCTTGTTTCCCGCCGCGTTTTTGGTATTGGCCGTCCAGCTCGTACCGGCCCAGGACATTCACGGGGCTTTGCGATCCTAGCGCTGCAGCCCGCTTGGGCACGCTTCGGTCACTCTCCGATGCGGCCTGGTGCTGGGGAGGACCAGGGCATCGGGCAGTTTTCGTCAGGCTGACGCTGGCGCTGGTTGTCTAACGATTGGTCCCTTCGATTTCGGCGTGAGCCGCCTGCAGGTCTTCGATCAACCTCAGCCGTTCCTCGCTGCTCAAGTGCCGCACTGCATGCAGCAGGCCCTGGTAGAGCTCGCCGTCGAACTCGGCGTCGCTGTCATGCCCGGTAATCGTGTAGGCGATTCGAGCGCGCGGCGTCGCGCTCCCTTTAGCTGAGCTCACTTCCAGCCGTCACGGTCAAACCATCGCCCGATAGCTGGGCCAACGTTGGCGCCCAGTATGCCAATTGACAGGGCCATGAAGGGCACGCAGAACAGCACGAATATGCTGCCAAGGCCCCAGAAGAAAAGGCTTGTAGAGACTATGAAGACCACGACCGGTAGGACCGTTTTCTTCTGCGTTGCGGTTATTGCCATTGGCTAACTCCGGTTGATTTCCCGTCTGGCCCTGTCTCCAAGGCCAGTCAGTGAAATCGATGGCCGGCGGCCGGCTAACCACTGCCCAGGTGACGGGCCTTGCGCTAGGCTGATTGTTCTCACACAACACAGCCTGCAAAGGAGGGCGAAGCGCAATGCACACCTACAAGTTGAAACACGATCGGGACTTCGGTAAGCACCTTCCGAAAACATACGAATCGAATCGCGATATTGAGGCTGGTGATGTAATCGAGTTAGAGAACGGGATGTGGCATGGCGTCATCGAGGCCCGTAGAACTCGTCAAGATATGCTGCTAGTTCTCGCTGAATCTGGTCAGAGCGCTGTGCAGGCAGAGCTTCTACTAAGGCAGCAATTGTCTGAGTAAGAACCACCGTTGCGAACTTGTTGCACCCCGACGCTCCTAGCTCGGGACTGGGGTGCATCAATGCCATTTTTGTAGCTAGTCCGGGGTTGCCCTGACACGCGAGCGTCATCAAAGCTGCTTCGATTCGGCCTTCAAGGGTTGGCGCGCTTACCGTTGGCTTGCCAGGTGAATTCGGGTGAGGGTGATGCATATTGAATCTCCGGTTGATTTCCCGTCTGGCCCTGAGCATCCAAGGCCAGCCAGTGAAACCTTGTCGCGCTACACCGCCGATGGCTTCGCGCTGCGGCTTGTTCGGCCTTGAGCTTCCCTGTTCACGTCGCATAGATCGGCTTCTACGTCGCGGTCATGGGGTTATATATTCGCTACACGACTGTCAACTGCAGCTCGGCGGCCCGGTGGGGTGGGCAGTCCGTCGTGGGTTGCCGGTCCGTTTGCCGGCTGGTCTTAGTACTTCATTGGCTGGGCCCTCCTATGGTGTTTGTTCCTCGCCATACGTATTGCCGGATTCATATCTCTGCCCAGGTCACACATTTCTTGCTCGGTGTTTTTCTTGGGTGGCTGCATGGTTTGGCGTACTCGCAATATGGCGAGTCCGGCAGCTATCCAGAGGCTGCGTGGACGACGGTTTAGCTTGTTCCGACCCAATGGGTACGTCGTGGTGGTCACGTCTGATTGTTAAAGAGCGGGCATCGCTGGCCTGAGGTGATAACTCAAGTTATGGATGTGATGATAACCTAGGTTTGTTTTCTGTCAATAACCAAGGTTATTTATTTTTCGACGTGCAGAAAAAAGCCCGCGCGAATGGCGGGCTTGGTTGGCTAGGGCGTCAATCCTCTTTGGGCACGGTCCAGTAGACCTGCACATTCCCGTCGTCCCGGTGGGCGATGGTCACGTTGTCGTTCTCGGAGATCTCCTCAAGCAGCTGATCCCAATCCTCAGGCCGATCGCTGGGGAATCGCTCGAGCAGCGCAGACCGGTCTTTCTGGGCCTTGGGGGAATTGATAACCGCCTGGACGCGGATACCCAGCGTGCCGTAGGTGGTCTGTGATGCGGGGGGAAGCGAGTTTGCCTTTGCCACTTTGTACCTCCATTTACTGTATGGATGAACAGTATTTTATCGTAGGAAGATTCGCAAGCGGAAGGAGTACGGATGTGCTCTTTTGGGCGGTAGGCATAAAAAAACCCGCGCTTGGCGGGCTCCTATTTTTATTACTGTCTCGTAGAAATAGGCAGCGTAAGCTGAATCCCAGCTCGCCTGTGCTCTATGACCTGGATAACTTCCTGTTCGGCTTTCAGTTGTTCACCCACCATGCTTTTCTTTTCGCGGAGCATGACTTTTAACAAATCCCCTTTACCGAATCGGGTTTCGCCCAGTTCGACTTCCCTGAGAAAGGTTTCGTCTGAAATGGTGGCGTAAAATGTCGAGGAGCCATCGAAAAACCGCCATTTATTATCGTCTCGAAAAGCCACATTCACGAGCTGCAGGCTTGCGATGCGGTCGTTCTCTTCCAGGCGCTCTTCTTCCTGCTCTGGTGCAATAAAGTTCTCTGCCTCAGCCTCGGACACAGCTGCGAAGTCGCCTTGAGGCTCACGAACTGCAAAATAATCCACGCCCGCACGCTGAAGCGGCTTGTGGACTACATCCTGGAAAGCCTTGCGCAACCGCCAGTTCCTGAACAGCGCTAGAACTTTCTCTTCGGTTTCGAAATGGTCCAGATCGCAAAAGACTCGTACCACGCCGTCGCTCATTATTTCGACATTGGTGATCTTACGGTTGCGAACCCATTTGATTAGCTGGAAAACGCCCTTTGTAGTAGTCCCAGTCAGCCCCAGTATGGTTACGAGGTTTAGCGCGGCGGTAACAGGATTTCCAGCAAAGAGGTCCTGAGCTTGCTGGATAAGACTTTGAGTGACGCCAAGGTCAATCGCAAAGCACCCCGTTTTGAACGAACCTTTAACGCTGACTGACACCTTCGACCTCCCGTCATTTAGCGTCGCGTTGGCCTCCTCGAATAGATCTCCGAGAGCGAGCAACGCCGGGGCGAGATCCCGCACCTCCATCTCATGAGATTGAAGGGCAGGTCCGTCATATACGATTTGCAGGGAGGTTTTGCTCATGTCTTCCATTGTTGCTTCCATGCCGGATTCTGTCTATTTGAGTATGCGATATTAGTGGTTAGACGCGCCGCCGCGGCTATATCCGGCCTAGCACCTTGCTGGGTCCAAGAATGGCGCCCACGTAGTGAATGGTCTCTATCTCAGTCCAAGGAATGGTCCGGCGCTCGTAAGCAGCGTTGATCGACATCAGGCTCACACCTGTATCGTTCTGGAACAGCAATTCCTTAACCATGCTCTGCCCGTCAGTGGTCGTGACCATCACGTATTCGCCTGGCACGAGCCGGTGGTTCGGCTCACATACGGCGACCCAGCCGCTACGGATGGCCGGGGCCATGGAATCACCGCGGAGGAGTAGGGCGTAGGCGTCTGCGTCGCGCGACCAGGTCTCGACCCATCCGCCCGCATCATCCAAGCCGACCCAGTGGCCGTCCGGGCCCATCTGTGCCGTTCCCATGATGTCGATCCTTCGTGCCTCGGTGGTTATCGGCGGTCCGGGCTCGACGTTTGCTTCTTCAGCGTACGAAAGCTGCCGCCGTGCTGCGCTGTCGGCCCCAGTCGCAAGCCATTCAGCCGTAACCCCCAGCGCTCTGCCTATGTCCACCAGTTTTTTGGACGTGGAGTTTCTCCCGCTTTCCAGATGCTGAATCGTCACCTGACTCACACCGGCTGAATCGGCCAATTGCTGTTGGCTCATCTTCAGCTCGGTTCGCTTGTTCAGGATCCGGTCTTTGAGGGTTTCGGAGGATGTATTCATGCCCGCCAGCGTAAAACACAGGTTATCGCTACTCAAATAACATGTGTTTGCCTTGTCCATAACTTGAGTTATCATTCCGTGTATGACTCATAGGGGCACGATCATGCCGAAGACAGAAAGACCCGTCGAAAAAGTGGTTCGTTTGGCCGGTGGTCAGGCGGAACTGGCTCGGCGCTGCAACACAAGCCAACCACGCATCTGGCAGTGCGTTCACCGCAACCAGCGTGTTCCCGCCGATCTGGTCATCCCTTTCGAGCGAGCGGTGGCCGGTCAGGTCACGCGCCACGAACTGCGGCCTGATCTGTACCCAAACGACGAGCCAACGGTAACTGCTGCTGCCAGCTGAGCCGGTAGAAACATTTTGCAATGCGTGATGGCACGCAGCCACTGAAACAAATTTGAGGGTTTACGAATGGAAGATTTCTTGCGGGCTTGCCACACCACCATCAAGGAGAGCGGGGCGGAAGAGCTGGCCGGGAAGATGTGTCTCGCCCATGTGAGCTTGCTGCAGCGCTCCAACCCTGACAACGCCGCGCATCACCTGACCATCGAGCATCTGTTTGGGATTCTGCTGCACACCCAGGACATGCGCCCTCTGATGGCGCTCGCTGCCGGGTTCGGCTTTGACATCGTTGCGAAGGAACAGCCCCCGGCGATTGATGTTCACCAGGCACTGGGGCATGTCGCTCTCGAAATTTCCGAAGTAACCGTCGAGACGCACCGCGCGATGGCTGACGGTCGCGTTGACCAGATCGAGAGAGCGCGAATCATGCGCGAGATCGCCGAGGCAGAGAAAGCGCTGGACGTGCTCAAGGCTTCCATCAAGGCCGCCTAAATCGCAGGCAATAAAAAAGCCGGTGGCTAGACCGGCTTCTTCAACAACACTTGTGAGGTCCGATTATGCACACCACGAACCCCCAGAGCAATACCCGGACTGATTCGTCAGTTTCTCCTATCCGTCAGGGCATGACGCGTCAGTTCATGTCTTCACGCGAGATCGCCGCCCTCACAGGAAAGCGGCACCCGGACGTGAAGCGCGACATTCAAACCATGGCCGCCGATCTCAAAGAAGATGTGAGCAAATTTGCGCGCATCTATTTGGACGGGATGAACCGCAAGCAAACCGAGTACCTGCTTGACCGTGAGCACACCGATTGTCTGCTGACCGGTTACAGCGCACCACTTCGTATGGCAGTCGTTCGCCGCTGGCGCGAGCTGGAAGAGCAAGGCGCCCTACGCATCCCGGCTAATTACGCCGAGGCGCTCCAGCTAGCCGCGGACCAGGCCAAGGAAACCCAGCGCCTGATAGGCGTGCTCGAACTCCAAGCCCCCAAGGTCGCAGCCATTAATCGCCTCGCGGCGGCCGGCGGTTCGATCTGCATCAGCGATGCCGCCAAGCACCTCCAGATTTCACCAACCCAGCTTTTTGCCTGGCTTGAAGCCCATCGCTGGATATTCCATCGCGGCGGTTCCAAGCGCTGGACGGCCTATCAGCCTCAGATCACCAAGGGCTTCATGGTCCACAAGGTGACCGAGCTCAAGCCTGACGCCGAGACCGGTGCCGAGCGCGCTGCGTATCAACCCCTTATCACCCCAAAAGGTCTGACCTACCTGGCCGAAAAGAACATTGGAGCTGCGCAGTGAGCGTTCAAGCAATGTCATGGGCTCTCGCACTGCCGAAGGCTTCTCTCGAAAACCCTGCTGCCCGTCACGTGCTGCTGTGCCTGGCGAACTACGCCGGTAGCGATGGCCGTGGGGCCTTCCCGTCTGCGCTGACCCTGTCAGACGACACCGGTCTTTCCGAGCGCACCGTCCGCCTGAAACTGGATGAGCTGGAGAAGGCGGGCTTCATCAGCGAGGGCAATCAGGCCATTGCCGCCGCGTACATCGATCGCCGTGACCGCCGCCCAGTCGTGTACGACCTCCAACTTAAACGGGGTGCAAATGCTGCACCCCGTAAAGAACGGGGTGCAGATAACCGCACGGGGTGCAGCTCAAAGCAGAACGGGGTGCAGCAAACCGCAGAACGGGGTGCAGCAGCTGCACCCAATACATCACTTAACCATCAAGTAACCGAAGAGCAGCAGCTGCAGAGCGAGTTGGCCGCTGAGGTTGCCGAGCAAGATCGCGCCGCCGCCGAGTGCCCAGCACCGAACCAGCGCTTCGCCATGTTCGCCGCGTGGGAGCCAAACGGTAAAGCCTTGGCCGATCAAATCGCAATCGCTGGTATCCCTGCCGACTCAGTGCCGGATGCGGCAGTTCGATCGTTCAAGGGTTTCTATGCTGCCCGGCCTTGCACCGTCGATTCGGCGCATGGCTGGTGCTATCGCCTGGTGCAGTGGGTCAAGCGTGAGCGAGTCAAGGCGGCAGGCCAAGGCCAGGCGCCAGATTTCGACGACACCAGCTGGGCTGAAAATCTGGGAGGTCTCTGATGAAGTCCGTAGCGAACATCATGCAGCAACTACCGAATGTCCCATCCGCCGAGGTCGTTCCGCTCAAGATCGACTCTGGCACGGTCCACGTGATCAATCAGTTGTTCCGCGAGTTGATGGCGATCTTCCCGGCCTGGAAACAAGCATGGCCGGATGACGACGCGCTAAAGGCCGCCAAAGCCACTTGGATTAAGGCGTTCATGGCCGAGAATATCACGCGCATCGAGCAGATCCGATTCGGCATCGAGCAGTGCCGCAAGCTGGGTTCGGACTTCGCACCAAGTGTGGGCAAGTTCGTCAAGCTGTGCCAGCCCACGCCGGAGATGCTCGGTATCCCACCGCTGCAGAAGGCGTTCGACGAAGCCTGCCGCAATGTCCATCCCTCGATGGCCGGTCAGGGAAAGTGGTCGCATCAGGCGGTCTGGCACACGGCCAAGGAATGCGGCTTCGAACCGCTCAACCGCCTGGAATCCTCTCTGGCCATGAAGCTTTTCGAGCGCAACTACGTGATCACCTGCCGCCGCATGATCGAGGGCCTGCCGCTGCAGACGATGCCCTTAGCCCTGCCGGCTCGCGCTGAAGCCCGGCGCACTCCCGATATCGGAAACAAGGCCTTGGCCGAACTGCGCGCCCGCCGCGCCGGAGCATCAGCATGACCACCTCCAAACTTGCCCCACCCGACCATGCGGCTTTCCGGTATGCGGTATACGCGTGCTCTTCGAAAGTCGATTTGTCGATTCCGCCGGATCCTGCGGTTGCGCTGTTTGATCGCAAGGCCATCGCCGAATCATTCGGCCGGCTGATGTGGCCCGATACCTTCGAAGTCGTTGACCTGGCGGAGCCAACAGCATGAACGCATCACACATCTGGATGTGCATAGCAGCAATCAGCCTGGTGGCGGCAATGGGGTCTGGGCACAAAGTAGAAACGGTTCTGAAACCGGCCAATTTGCAGGAGTTGTTTCGATGACCTGGTCTCAGCTTAAAACCCTTCTGAACAACGCGAAGGTTCTGCACGACGGTCGCGGTGGTTTCGCTTTCTCTCCGTCGCGGCTCTCGAACGGCGCGGCTAAATGAGGCTGTTCAAACCGAAGACCTGCCGCGCCAAGCCAGGAGAGCGTGAGGGTTTGGAACAGGCGGCGCTGTTGAAGGAGCTCGAACTGCGCCTGCCGGACGTGTTCGCGCTGATCTATCACGTCCCCAACGGAGGGCATCGTCACAAGCTGGTGGCGATGAAACTGAAAGAGCAGGGCGTTAAAGCCGGTGTTCCTGATCTGGTGCTGCCTATGGCGCGTGGTGGGTACTTCGGTCTCTATATCGAATTCAAGGCCACACCGCCAGGCGCTGCTCCGGTGTCGGCAAGCCAGCACGCGTGGATCCTTCGGCTGAACGATCAGGGCTATCTGGCGATTGTGTGCCGTGGGCACTTCGACGCCATGGAGCAGATCCGCGCCTATCTGCGCCTCGCTCCGACGGTGGTAGCTGCATGAGCAAGACCCGCGCTGTGAAGCTCAGCGATGCGGAGATTCGCCGGCAGTCAGCCGACCTCGCCGTGCATGACCTGCGCGACCCTCGTCACCCGGGCCTGTACCTGCGCTTCGGCATAGATCGGCAGCGCGGCTCCTGGTATCTGGTCAAGGGCAAAACGTGGAAGCACCTGGCGCGCTGGCCCGAGCTGAGTGCGGCCGCCATCGTTGCGGAGTTGCCTGCGCTCCGTCAGCGCCTGCTTCACGATCCAGAAGCCGCCGTAGCTGTGGGGCAGCTCGCGACCTGCGGACAGCTGATTGACTGGTACGGCGAGCGCATGAGCCTGGACCGCTCGCTTTCGGCCAAGCGCAAGGCCGGGGCGAAGTCGGCCATCAAGTGTCACCTCAAGCCCAGGCTGGAGCACGTGCCCCTGCGTGACCTGACCGCCGCCGTGTTGGACCGTGAGCTGATGTGGCCATGCCAGCAAGAGCTGTCGCTGTCGTACGTGCACCAGTTGTTCGTGCTGCTGGTGGTCGCGTTCCTGCAGGCCTCCAAGCTGGGCCTGATCGATAAAAACCCGATGGCCGAAATGAAGTTCGTGGACTTCACGAAGGCTCGCATCATGCCCAAGGCGGCCCGGTTGCGCGGCGGACACCTGGCGGCGGTGGTGCCCATGCTGGCCGGCCTGTTCGAGAGCCAGCCCGGCGAGGCCATGCTGGCGTTGATGATGCTCTGCCATGGCACCCGAGTCGGTGAAACCCGAATGGCGCGCTGGTCAGACATCTTCATCCCGGACGGCGAGTGGTTTATCCCGGCCGAGAATACTAAGACCCGGACCGAACATCGCGTTCCGTTGACCGCTCAAGCCAAGGCGCTGCTGACTCGGTACAGGGCCATTCAGCTGGCCCGTGGTTACGAGGGCATCTACCTGTTCCCGTCACGCCGCGGCCGTGTGCTGAGCGAGGGGCAGGCGAGCGCGGTGTTCACCCGCATCGGCCAAGGTGAGTGGACCAGCCACGACCTCCGCAAGGTCGCCCGCACCGCCTGGACCGACCTCGGCATCGACGGGCACATCGGCGAGATGCTGCTCAACCACTCGCTGGGCAAGATCGCATCCACCTACATCAACACCCAAGCCCGGGCGCAGCGTCTGGCGGCGTTGGAGAAGTGGCACAACTGGTTAGATGAGCGCGGCCTGAACGCGATTCACAACCTGACAGACACCCAATATGAAGATTCGCAAAACCCCGTGCAGGCCACGAACGGCGAGGGCTGCGAGCCTGTTTCTAACATTGTGAATGGCGAGGTTTCAAAATGACGATTCTTCCGAATGGAACCCGCTTTTACGTCGCTGAGCCAGCGCCAGTGTTTGATCGCCGCGGAGGTTTCAAAATGAGTATTCAGGGCGAAATTGCGGCCCTTGCCGAATTGAAAAGGTTGGCTGCTGATGCAGACCAGTTCGGTCAACACATCTATATGCATCCCCGTGATTCCCACAACTGGGCAGCGAATACGGCCTTCGTTGCTGCCGCCAGCCCAGAGGCGGTGCTTGCACTGATCGGCAAACATGAAAGGGCGGCCGATGATAGTCATCGCAATCGAGAGTATTTTGCCGACCAGGTCGAGCGCTGCGACAAACTTAAGGCGGAGAACACCGCTCTACGAGCTGCCATCGCCGGCATTGAGTGCCGATTTGAGGTCAGTGAGGACACTCTGAAAGTAATCCGGGCCTGCCTGCGCTCGGCCGAGAGCGACATAGACCGCCTGCGGGCAGAAAACGAATCCCTCCAGGCGCAGTTGCGGGAGGCCAAATGAAGAAGTCGCACGGACCAGCCTTTCGCAAGGAATTGAAGCCGCTGATGGAGTGCGCAACCTGCCGCGGCAACGGCGCTGTCAGCGGGATATTCCATCAGCTGGACTGCACGGCCTGCCGCGGATCGGGCTGGGTCTGCCAGTCGACCGGTCAAGCGCTGCCGCTTGAAGACCTGGTGCCGCAACTGAACATGAGGCTGCGCAACGTCACCGCTGAGCTGAACCGGGCGCGGCACAGCCAGGGCGGCGCGCACGAACAATACGAACAGAACAACCGGCGCGGTGCCGGCGGCACGAATTACACAGGGGATTGATCGATGGGCATGTACAAAGATGTGATGGGTACCCTGGTGCGCGTGCTGGCCGCTGACAACATCGACAACAGCACGAAGCAGTCCTGGCAGAAGTTGATCGATGCCGATCTGCGCCAGGGTGGAAATGGCAGCACCCTTTCGCCGCGTGACAAGTTCGATTACGACTGCTGCCTGTACGCGCTGCTGCATCGTCAATTGGAGTCAGCACAGTGGGACGTGCTTGTTGCGAAGTACTCCACGCACAAAGCGAACAAGGTCGCCGCGATCGGTCGGCTGGTGAGTCGCATTTCATCGCCCGCTCCGCAGCTGTTCATCTATAAGGCGCTAACCGCCTGGGCTATTCCGAAGCTCAAGGGCGTCCAGTCCGACAAGCGCTCCACCGACATGATCGTGCTGCCCGCGGAGTTCTACGACATGAACACGTGGGATACGGAGGGCTCCCCAGAACGTACCCGCCGCAACTGGCGAGCTGGCATACATAAGCGACTCGAACAGCTGGAAGAGGCGGCTGTGATTCATGCGACCCACATCTTTGACGCCGAACAAATCTTTGTAGACGCCGCTTGACCGTGATGGCCGTTTGGCCGTAAATTAACCCCATCATGTCGATCTTGCGTGCGGTGATACGCAACGACAACCAAACATCAGAAACCCGGCCCTCGCGCCGGGTTTCTTCGTTTTCGGCCCTGCCACACCCATCGCTCCGAGCTGGGAGTGCTGCGGGGCCGATTCATTTCCGATCCCGAAAGGGTGGATGTCGGACTACGACGAACATGCCTGAAAAATCACCTGACTTCTGGGCGCAGGTCTGGCTCGTCCTGTCGAATCCGCTCTGGCAAGGAGCGATCATGGCCGCAACTATTTCGTTATTGCGCGTGCTGTATGAAGGCAAAGAGGCCAACAAGTGGCGTCTCGTCCTTGAGGCGATGATCTGCGGTGCGTTAAGCCTGTCAGCCAGTAGCGTCATCGAGTGGATGGCTTGGCCGTCGAGCCTGTCGGTAGCCGCCGGCGGAACGATCGGCTTTGTCGGCGTAACGGCCATACGTGAACTGATCATCCGGTTCCTCGGACGCAAGGCGGACTCACTATGAAAGCGATTGCAACGGCCTTGATCATCGGGCTGGTCGGTCTGCTCCTCGTCTGCATTCAGCAATATCGAGTGGTCGCGCTTCGGGGCGACATCGCGATTGAGACCGAAGCCAAGCAGAAAGCGATTGCCGCGAATACCGAGAGCCTCGCCACCATCACCACGCTACGTGCTGAAGCACAGCGCAACGCTGACTACACCGCCGACCTGAACAAGCGCATCAAGGCCAGCGAAGACAAGGCCAAGAAAGCGAGGAAGGAATTCGATGATCTCAAGCGCAACAGCAAACCTGTTCGTGATTGGGCTGCTCAGCCTTTGCCTGACGGCCTGCGGGGCAAAACCGCAAGTGGTAACAAAGACAACAGCCATAAGGCTGGAAGCCCCTGAGCTGATCCCGTGCGAGCGGGTCAATGCAGACGACACCGATCTGCGTGACAACGGCGACGTGTGGGAACTGAAAGACCAGGCCATCAAGCTGCTCGACACGTGCGCCGACCAGGTCGATGCGCAAATCGTCCGCAGCCAAAGCAAGTGAAAAAGTCCTGGTACGTCACAGTGCCAAGCTACCCACCATTCCCCATGATCATGCCGGAAGATCACGACCACGCCGGTGCTTTAGCATTCGCGCGCTGCAAGTGGCCGACCTGCTCCGTATGTTGAGGCGCACATGCCGCAGAGAACTCTCAAGCCATGCGCTGCCCGGGGTTGCAGCGTACTGACGCGCAACGTGAAGTACTGCGATGCTCATCTGGATCTCGCCAAATCATGGGGGACCAGGCAGGGTTCAGGCCGTGGCGGCAGGCCCTGGCGCCGACTGCGAGATAAGATTCTCGCTCGCGATCATTACCTGTGCCGCTGCGAGGAGTGCGTGCGGCTTGGCAGGGTGCGTGCTGCGACGGAGGTCGACCACATCGTGGCGTTGGCACATGGAGGCACTGACTACCCAAGCAACCTCAGGGCGATCCATCACGATTGCCACAAGCTCAAGACGGCGCGCGAGGCGCAGGCCGCACGCGCCAACGGCTGAGGCGTGGCGGGATGCTGTGGCACGTGAGTGGCCCCATGTGGCACGTCAACTCCCCGACCGTTTGTCGGGCTCGCACCGTTTTGGGGCGGGGGAGGGTCAAAAGTCCAAGGGTTTACGAGGCGGACACCGCCTGCCCGTCGTTTTTTTACACCCGCGAAATTAAAAATTCAGGAGTTGCGCGATGGGAGGCACCGCCACGGTCGCCGGCCGTGGTCGCAAACCCAAACCTACGGCCAAGAAAGCATTGGCCGGGAACCCGGGCAAGCGTGCGCTGAACACCGCCGAGCCCCAGTTTTCGAAGATCACCCAGGTCGACCCGCCCGAGTGGTTCAGCCCTCGGGCCGCCACGATGTGGAACATGATTGTTCCGGAGCTGCTGCGCGAGAACGTCGTCGCGATCACCGATCTGCATAACGTCGAAGCGTTCTGCAGCGCCTATGACAACTGGCGCATGGCGCAGGAGTCGATCAAGCAGTTCGGCATTGTGGTGACCGGGGCTACTGGTGGCCCGATGAAGAATCCAGCCCTGACCGCGGCCAACGAAACGATGCGTCAGATGGTGACGTTCGGATCAATGCTTGGCCTGGACCCGGCGAGCCGCACGCGCTTGATCGGCGGCAACAAGGAAAAGGAAACCAACGAGTTCGCCAAATTATTGAGTAGCTGATGCCCAAACTTTCCCACCCCAACGTCGACAAAGCGATGGCGTGGGGTCGGTCGCTGCTGCGCGAAAAGGTGCCAGCCTGCCGTTTCATTCACCAAGCTGTGCAACGTCACTTTGATGACCTGGCCGCCAGTCGCAAGAAGGGCTTTCGCTACAAGTTCGATCCGATCAAGGCCGAGAAAAAGCTCAAGCTGATGCAGCTCCTGCCCCACACAAAGGGCGAGTGGGCTTTCAAGCGTCAGCTGATCAGCCTGGAGCCTTGGCAATTGTTCGGCCTTGCGGTCACGTTTGGGTGGGTGAAAAAGAAGGGCGGACACCGTCGTTTCCGCGAGAGCTACTGGGAAGTGCCCCGCAAGAACGGTAAGTCGGTGGTCGCCGGCGGTGTTGGTATCAGCATGTTTGTGGCCGACGGCGAGTTCGGCGCCGAGGTTTATGCGGGTGCAACCACAGAGAAGCAGGCATGGGAAGTTTTCCGGCCTGCGAAGCTGATGGTCAGCAAGTCGCCGATGTTGATCCAGGCAGCCGGGATCGAAGTCAACGCCTCGAACATGAATATCCCGTCTGACTTTAGTCGTTTTGAACCTCTGATCGGCAACCCCGGAGACGGTGCGTCGCCCAGCTGCGCGATCGTCGACGAGTATCACGAACACCCGACTTCGGCCCAATACGACACGATGCTCACAGGTATGGGCGCGCGCCGTCAGCCGCTGATGTTCATCATCACCACGGCTGGCGCAGATATCGAAGGGCCGTGCTACGACAAGCGCCGCCAAGTCGTGGAGATGCTGGCCGGAACGGTGCCAGACGAAGAGTTGTTCGGCTGGATCTGGACTCTGGACGAAGGCGACGACTGGACCGATCCGAAAATGCTGGCCAAGGCCAATCCGAATCATGGGGTGTCGGTGTTCCAGGAGTATCTGGAAAGCCAGCAGGCCCGGGCGATTCGATCTGCTCGCTTCGCCAACACGTTCAAGACCAAGCACTTAAACCTGTGGGTCAGCGCCAAAGCCGGCTTTTTCAACATGGAAAGCTGGAAGGCCTGTGAAGACACATCGCTGACGCTCGAACAGTTCGAGGGGCAGGAGTGGATTGCCGGTTTCGACTTGGCCCGCAAGCTGGACATGAACTCAAGGGCTCGCCTTTTCTGGCGCGTCATTGATGGCAAGACCCATTACTACAGCATCAAACCGAAATTCTGGGTCCCTTACGACACCGCTTACAACACCGATAACAAACGCATGGCGGAACGGTTCCAGGCTTGGGTCAACTCCGGGCATCTGGATGTGACCGACGGGGCGGAGATCGATTATCGCGAGATCCTCGAGGACACGAAGGAAGCCAATCATCAGGCCCCTTTGAGCGAATCACCAATCGACCCCCACGGCGCAACGGGTCTGAGCCACGACCTGGATGACGAGGGCTTCAACCCGATCACGATTACCCAGAACTACACGAACATGTCAGACCCCATGAAGGAACTAGAGGCGGCGATTGAAGCCGGTCGGTTCCACCATGACGGCAACCCGGTCATGACCTGGTGTATTGCGAACGTGATCGGCAAGCACCTGCCAGGCAACAACGACGTCGTCCGTCCGATCAAGCAGGGCGACGACAACAAAATCGATGGCGCGGTTGCGCTGATCATGTCGGTCGGTCGAGCGATGACGAAAGTTGTGGTCGGCGATGGCGGCGTGGACCGATTCATGGATTCAATCCGGGACCCAATATTCGAATGAACACAGCATCGATTATTTACTTGCTGATCGCAGTGCTGGGCTTCGCCTGTGCTGTGGCAGGCGTTTACATCCTGCTCGGCATCGGCTGGGCGCTACTTGCCGCCGCATCATCGTGCTTCGTTGCTGCGGCCTTCATTCGAAGGGGACTGACCAGTGGCTAAGTCTCTGCGATCTGTTTTAAGCAGTGCGGTGACGGCGCCACGATCTTCGATCATCGATTGGGTGGGGCGATCAATTTCTGGCGGCGCTTCCGGGATCTGGGCTCAAACAGTTGGCAGCACTTCCGCCAATGGCAAGACGGTCACGATCAATAAAGCAATGCGACTGGCCGCGTGCTGGTCCTGCGTGCGCCTCATTTCCGAAACGATCGCCACGCTGCCCCTCGGCTTGTATCGCCGAATGCCGGACGGCGGTCGAGAGGTGGCCGGCGACAACGACCTGCACTGGATACTCAACACCAATCCCAACAGCCGAATGACGGCGGTACAGTTCTGGGAAGCCGTGGTTGCCTCCATGTTGCTGCGAGGTAACGCCTTCGTCGAGATCATCCGTGTCAGCGGGCGAATTGTGGCGCTTGAGTTCTTGCTGCCCAACCGGGTAGAACTCGACGTAGCCGACAACGGCGAGCTCCTTTACCGGTACCGGGAAAAGGACGGCCAGCCACGCGATATTGTCGGCAGCGACATGATGCACATTCCAGCGTTCTCCCTGGATGGGCAGGTCGGGCTTTCACCAATTGCATACGGAGCCGATGTCTTTGGCGGCGCAATGTCGGCTGAAGACGTGGCCAGTGCCACCTTCAAGAACGGGATGCACCAGACAGTTGCCTTTGAAGTGGATCAGCTTCTGAACAAGCAACAGCGCGATGACTTCCGGGATTACGTCCAGCGTATCAGTGGTGCGATGAACGCCGGCAAGTCGCCCGTGTTGGAGAAGGGTGTCAGTGCCAAAGTGATCGGCATCAACCCCGTTGATGCTCAGCTGCTGGAATCGCGCGAATACAGCGCCGAAGAAATCTGCCGGTTTTACATGGTGGACCCGACGCTGGTCGGCTACGGCGATAAAGCTTCGAACTGGGGTACCGGGCTGGAGCAGAAGATGCTGCGGTTTTTGACCTTTACGCTGCGCAGTTACATGCGCCGCATTGAGGAAGCGATTAGTCGAAAATTGCTAACGCCTGCGCAGCGCCGGCAGATCTACCCGGAATTCACGATTGAAGGCTTGATGCGCGCTGACAGTGCCGCCCGCGCCACGCTGTATTCGCAGATGGTGCAGAACGGCATCTATACCCGCGACGAATGCCGGATGAAGGAGAACCTCCCAAGGATGGGGGGCAATGCCTCGGTGCTCACCGTACAAACCAACCTCTCCCCAATCGACCAGCTCGGTCGGGGCGACGACGGGCAAGCCGCAAGGGCTGCTCTGCAGAACTGGCTCGATCAGCCGGCAAACTCGAAGGATTAACCATGCAACCAAAATCCAAAGCTGGCAGTTTCAACTGCGAGCTGAGCCCGCGTGCGCTCGACAGATGGAACCCGGCCATCAAGGCGGCCGTGGAGTCAACCAACGATACCATCACCATCTACGGTGTAATCGGCCAGGACTGGTACGGGGAAGGCGTGACCGTCTCGCGCATCGACGCGGCGTTGCGGTCCATTGGCGACAAGCCGGTCGACGTTTATATCAATTCGCCGGGCGGTGACATGTTCGAAGGCCTGGCCATCTACAACCGGCTTCGCGAACACACCCAGGCGGTCACCACCAAAGTGCTGGGGCTGGCCGCCTCCGCGGCCTCGGTCATCTATATGGCGGGCGAAAAGCGCGAGGTCGCAAGTAGCGGCTTTCTGATGATCCACAACTGCTGGACCGTTGCCGTCGGCAACCGCCACGACCTGCGCAACACCGCAGACACCATGGAAGAGTTCGACGCGGCAATGGCTGATCTGTACGCCGAGGGCAGCGGCCAAGCAGTCGCCGACATCACCGAGATGCTGGATGACGAGACCTTCATCCGCGGTAAGCGGGCGGTGGAACTCGGTTTCGCGACCGGACTGCTTTCATCCGACGAAATCACCGAGCGGGAAGACGAGCAGACCCAGCAAAGCAACGCGCTTAAGGCCATGGATGTGGCTCTGGCCAAGGCGGGAATGGCCCGCAGCGAACGCCGCGAACTCTTCGCGAATTTCAAGTCCAGCACGCCGCGCGCTGCTGGCGGGGGTAAGCATCACGCTACCTCGTCCGACAAGCCTCGCGCTGTCGAGCTCGACCTTGCACCCCTGCCAAAACTCTCTTTCTCAATTCCTGCGTGAGGCTTCACACCATGATGAAATTTCGTCTGTCCCCGGCATTCTTGATGGCGGTGCTGGCCATCGCTGCCATGATTCCGCTGACCTTCGGCGTAACCCCCCAAGCCATCGGCGGTGCGGTTTTTTTGGTCGGGTTCGCGACCACGCTCGTTAAGCGCGGTGCCTCCCGCTACACCGGCTGGAATGCCCAGATGGGCAAGATCGGTGAGGCCGACATCGAAACCCAGTACAGGGAAACCCAGGCCAACCTCAAGGACATCGGCGATCAGCTCAAAGCGCATGCCGAGACGGCGCAGAAGCACGTTGAACGCCACGAGGGCTTGAGCAAGGAAACGTCTGCCAAGGTCGACGAACTGCTGATGAAGCAGGGCGAGCTCCAAGCCCGCGTGCTTGAGGCCGAGCAGAAGCTGGTCAATGCCAACCGCGACACTCAGCGCAACGACCCGCCTAAATCCGCCGGTGAACTGTTCGTTGCCAGCGATCAAATGGAAGGTGTCAACTCGTCCTTCCGCGGCTCTCGTCGCGTTTCTGTACCGCGCGCCGCAATTACCACCACCTCCGCTGGTGGCCTCGCTGCTACCGAGCGCCTGGACACTGTTGCTCTGCCGGGTGTGCGCCGGGCAACCATCCGTGACTTGGTCGCGCCTGGGCAGACCGAAGCAGGCTCGCTTGAGTACGTGCGCGAGACTGGCTTCACCAACAACGCTGCAATCGTGGCGGAAGGGGCTGCGAAGCCTTACTCCGAAATCACCACCGCGCTGATCACGGCGTCGGTCCGCACCATCGCGCACCTGTTCAAGGCGTCTCGTCAGATTCTCGACGATGCAAAAGCGCTGCAAAGCTATATCGATGCCCGTGCTCGCTATGGCCTGCTGTTGACCGAGGAAGCCCAGCTGCTTTACGGCAGCGGCGCTGGTGCAAACCTGCAAGGTCTGGTTCCTTTGGCAAACATCTACGCCGCTCCAGCGGGCTGGAGTGCCACCGGCGAGCAGCGCATCGACCGCCTGCGTCTGGCTCTGCTGCAAGCCGAGCTGGCTGAGTTCCCTTCCGATGGCATCGTGCTGAACCCAACTGACTGGGCACTGATCGATCTGCTCAAGGACGACACCGGTCGCTACTTGATCGGCCAGCCGCAAGACGGCACCGCGGCTCGCTTGTGGAACCGCCCTGTCGTAGCCACTCAGGCGATGAAGGCAAACGACTTCCTGGTTGGTGCCTTCAAGTTGGGCGCGCAGATCTTTGACCGGATGGAAGTGGAGGTGCTGATCTCTACCGAAAACGACAAGGACTTCGAGAACAACATGGTCACGCTTCGCGCCGAAGAGCGCCTGGCCTTCGCCATCTACCGTACCGAAGCGTTCGTCACCGGCAAGCTCGCTGCAGCTGCTTAAACCCAACCCCTGAAATGGGGCGGCGGCGCCGTCCCATCGAGGTGACATATGCGAGATGTACTGATCAAGCCGCTGCGGGCCTACGAGGACCGCGGCACCATCCGCGACGTTGATAACGAGCCTTACGCGGCGCCGGTATGGCTCGCGAAGGAGTTGGAACAGCTCAAGCTGTGCCAGATCGTGAGCGAAGAGGGCGCAGCGGCCCTGGGCCTGCCGGCCAAAGCTGACACGACCCTTGCGTTGAAGATCGCTAAGAAGGGGCAGCGCTGGATTGTCGCTGACGCCCACGGTGCCCAAGTCGGCGACTTCATCGGCAAGCGAGATGAAGCCGAAACCGAACTCGCAAAACTGGTGGCGGCCGCGCAGTCAGCCTCTGCTGATGCACCGGAAACGCCAATCGCTTCAACCACCGAGCTGTTGATCGCGGATGAAGATTCACCGCCGATCGAGTCGGACGAGCCCGTTCAGGAGTAAGCAATGTCCGCGATCAGTATCGAGGTGGCGATCGAGCACCTGCGCGCCGAGGACGATGATCGCGACTTCATTCAAGGCTTGCTGGACGCGGCAGAGGAGGCGGCTTGCAACTTCATGGGTCGCCGTGTGTATGCGGATGCTCCCGCTATGGTCGCAGGCCGCGCCTCCGCTTGGGATCTGCGTTTACAGGCCAGAATCCGCTATGGCGCAGCGATTGCGGCTGCGGAGTTCAGCTATCACGAGGAGGATCGGTTGTCCGCGCTTGAAATTGCTGATTACGGTCTCAAAGATGCGATCACTCAGTCGGAAGCGATGAGCCTGGGCATCGTACTCACTCCCGCGATTCAGGCTGCGTGCCTCCTCATCTTGGGGCACCTCTATACCAACCGAGAGGATGTTGTGGCAGGTGCCGGGACAATGACCGCGGTTGCCCTGCCGCAAGGTTCGAGGTTTCTGCTCGCACCTTATCGTGTGCAGATGGGGGTCTGATGGCTATGTCTGAACCTGGTGCCGGCGACTTGAACCGCCGCGTCACCCTGCGGAGGCGCTCAGATGCTCCTGCCGATGGCGGTGGTCTGGTATCGCAGTTCAGTGGAGAAAAAAAGCGCTGGGCTCGCATAGAGCCGGTTGGCACTGCCATTTACCACGACAGTGTTCAGACCGATTCCAAGATCACCCACCGCATAACCTTGCGGTATCTGGGTGTGCTGCCTGTCGACTTTGAGGTGGTGCACGGAGACGTCGTCTACCGGGTCAGCCGCGCGACCGACATGAATGGTGCGCACAAATTCACTGTGCTGGAAGTCGAGGACCTCGGCATGGACCAGCCGGGAGGAAGCTTGTATGGCTAGACCTGCTGCTTACCTTCACTTTGGCGAGTTCGACAGCTACGGCAAGCTTGATTTCGACAAGAAGGAAATTCGCAAGGCCATGCGCAAGGCCGGCGTGCTGGTGCGCGCCGAGGGCCGAAAGCTGGTCAGCAAGCGCGCAGTGTCAGGCAAAGGCCAGTACCCCGGCATGCGCAAAGGCAGACTGCGCCGTTCGATCACATACCGGGTCAGCCGTGCCGGCTTCCTGGTGAAGATCGAACCGCAGAAGACCGCCGACATGAAGGACTTTTACCCGGCGTATCTCTGGTACGGCGTGCGCCGCGGCGCCAAGCGTGGCAAGTCCCATAAAAAGCAGGAAGCAACCGGGGCGTGGCGCATCGAGCCGCGTGAGAACTACATGGTCCACGCGCTCAACAACAGCAACGACACCGTTCGCTCCATTCTCAAGCAGGCCTTTGCTGCCGCTCTGCGCTGACCAACGAGACCACCAATGAAAATCACTCCTGTGGTGCTGCACCTGCGTCAGCACTGCCCGCTGTTCGGTGGTCGCGTGGCGGGCGGCATCGACTTCGACGCGGTGAAAGCCAGCCAGCAGGTCGACCGCCCTGGCGCTTTCGTCATCGCTACCGGTGACGACGCGACGGACAACGACCTGCAGAACGGCATCCGGCAAGACATTACGGACGCGTTCGACGTAGTGGTCATTCTGGACGCCAAGGATCAGCGCGGACAACTGGCGGTGGACGTGCTCCACGACATCCGCGCCGAGTTGTGGCGGGCCTTGGTGGGCTGGAAGCCAGGCATCGAATACGAACCCATCACCTACGACGGTGGCGACCTGGTCCAGATCGACCGCGCGCTGGTGATCTACCGCTATTCGTTCGTTACCGCATTCCAGTTGGGGCGCAACGCCGATACAGATCCTGCCGAAACCTGGCATGAACTGGAGCTCGACGGCCTGCCTAGGCTGGAAGGCATGGACATCAACGTGGACTGCATCGATCCGGCAGACCGCAACCTGAAGTACCCCGGCCCGGATGGGCGCATTGAAGTTCAAATCAGAGAGGACATGCCATGAACCGCATTACCGTGGTACCGGCTAAAGGCCGCGCGGTGCCGGATCCGGAAACCGGGGAGCTGCTTCCCGGCGAGGGGCGCGAGGTGCCGGACGATATCTACTGGCGCCGCCGTGTTAACGATGGCGACGTCACCGTCAAAGATGACAGCGCGCCCGCCAAAAACCCGGCCGCTAAAGAGGTTTCGACCAAATGAGCGTAGGTTTTCAGCAAATCCCGCAAGACATCCGCGTTCCGCTGTTCTATGCGGAGATGGATAACTCGATGGCAAACAGCGCGCCGAGCACGCTGCGCCGTTTGATCGTTGGCCAGGTCAACGATGCATCGACTGCCGCACAAATCGGCAAGCTGACTCTGGTCTCCAGCCTTGCGCAGGCAAAGGCCATTGGCGGTCAGGGTTCGATGCTTGGAGCCATGTACAGCGTCTGGCGCGAAAACGATCCGGTTGGCGAGATCTGGTGCTTACCGCTGAAGGCTGATGCAGGCTCTGTGGCGACTGGCAAGGTGTCCTTCACGGGCACCTCGACAGAGGCCGGTCTCATCAACCTTTACGTTGGTGGTGATCGCGTACAGGCCAGCATTCCTTCCGGAAGTGCGGCCGCTGTGGCTGCCGCTACGTTGGCTACCAAGATCAACGCCGCGGCCGATCTTCCAGTTTCGGCTACCGCGGACGCTGGCGACGTCACGCTGACGTCCAAGTGGAAAGGCGCATCCGCCAACGACATCAGCTTGGTCCTGAACCGCTTGGGGCAAAGCAATGGCGAGATGACGCCTGCCGGTCTTACTGCTGCTGTGACTGTTCTTGCCGGTGGTGCTGGATCGCCTGACCCAACCGCTGCGCTGGCCGCGCTAGGCGATGCTCCGTTCGAGTTTCTCTGCGTGCCGTGGAGCGATACGACCACGCTGAATGCGTGGAAGACAGCGATGAACGACATGAGCGGGCGCTGGTCTTGGGCCAAGCAGCTTTACGGCCATGTGTTCAGCGCGATGCGCGGCACTTTGGGCGTTCTGGTCGCGGCCGGTCAGGCACGCAATGATCAGCACGTAACCATCTTCGGTTTTGAAACTGGCGTTCCCCAGCCGTTTTGGCAAGTCGCGGCTGCAGCGGCGGCGCGGCAAGCCGTCTTCATCTCGGCTGATGCCAGCCGGCCTACCCAGACCGGCGCGCTTGTTGGGATTGACCCGGCACCCGAAGGCAGCCGGTTCATGCTCAACGAATACCAGTCGCTGCTGCAGTACGGCATCGCAACCCTGTATTACGAAGGTGGCTACATGCGCATTCAGCGCGCGATCACCACCTATCAGAAGAACGCGTACGGTCAGCCGGATGACTCCTATCTGGACAGCGAGACCATGCATCAGATGGCGTACATCGTGCGCCGGCTCAAGTCGATCATCACCAGCAAATACGGTCGACACAAGCTGGCGAACGACGGCACTCAGTTCGGCGACGGCCAACCCATCGTCACCCCCAATGTGATCAGGGGCGAGCTGATCAGCGAGTACGGCAACATGGAACGCGACGGGCATGTGGAGAACTCCGAGATGTTCCAGCAGCACCTGATCGTCGAGCGCGACAGCAACAATCCGAGCCGGGTGAATGTGCTGTATCCGCCTGACTTCGTGAACGGGCTGCGCATCTTTGCGCTCCTGAACCAGTTCCGTCAGCAGTACACCGCTGACGCGGCATAACGCTGTCCCATCATCCAGGCCCGCCACGCGCGGGCTTTTTCATTTGGAGGCCCACCCATGGGGCAGAAAGTTGCAGGTACCTGCTACGTCAAGATCGACGGCACGCAGTTGACCTTGAAGGGCGGCGTAGAAGCACCGCTGATGGACAAGACCCGGGAGACGATCGTACCCGGCTACTACAAGGAAGAGGACAAAGCCCCCTGGCTCAAGTTCTCCGCACTGCACACGCCAAACTTTCCGCTCAAGGCATTGACCGAGGGCACGAACATGACCATCACCGCCGAACTGCAGAACGGCAAGGTCTACACGCTCTCCGGCGCCTACCTGGTCGATCAGCCCAGTTCGAACGGCGAAGAGGGCACTATTGAAATGCAGTTCGACGGCATCAAAGGGGTATGGCTGTGAGCGAATCTTTCAAACTCAGTTTCCCCATTCAGGCGCACGGTGAAGAGCTGACGGCGTTGGACATTCGCCGCCCGACGTCGCAGGAAGCCCGAGCGATCAAGGCGCTGCCGTACAAGATCGACGCAGATGAAGCGGTCTGCCTGGATCTCGATGTTGCAGCCAAGTACATCGCCGTCTGCGCAGCCATCCCACCATCCGCGGTCAACCAACTCGACTTGGCAGACCTCAATTCGCTGGCATGGATGGTGGCGGGTTTTTTCATGAGCTCGGCCTCGAAAGCCTCGACGACCTGATCGCTCTGGTCTACGACCTGGCGTACTTCTGGAAGGTTGACCCCGAACAGATGATGGCCAGGCCGCTGGATATCTTTCTTGAATCGCTGGCGCAGGCTCAGCGCATCAACCGTACGCTGCAGGTGGACTGATGGCAGATCAATTTCAGCTCAAGGCGCTGATCACCGGCGTCGACAAGCTGTCGCCGACCTTGGCCGGGATCCGCAAAAACGTGGCGGGTTTTCGTAAAGGATTGCAAAACACCGGCCTGGGCAACATCAGTTTCCGAGACGTGGTCACCGGCGGTGCGCTGGCGGCACCTTTCGTCATGGGCACGCGCGCGGCGATTCAGTTCGAGTCGGCCATGGCGGACGTGCGCAAGGTCGTCAATTTCGACACGCCCGACCAATTCAAAGCAATGGGCGAAGACATCACCAAGATGTCGGAGCGCCTGCCAATGGCCGCCAATGACATCGCCAAGATCGTCGCCGCTGGCGGGCAGTCCGGCATCGGTCGCGGCGAGCTGCTGGGCTTCGCTCAGGATGCGGTCAAGATGGGCATCGCTTTCGACCAGACAGCTGAGGAAAGCGGCGACATGATGGCGAAGTGGCGGACTGGCTTCAAAATGACGCAGGCCGAGGTGGTGGGGCTCGCTGACAAGATCAACTATCTCGGCAACACCGGCCCGGCAAACGCCAAGCAGATTTCGGACATAGTTACCGAAATTGGTCCCATGGGATCGATTGCGGGTGTCGCTTCTGGTCAGATCGCAGCGCTTGGCGCGACTATGGCAGGGGTCGGCGTCAAACAGGATGTGGCCGCCACGGGCATCAAAAATTTTATGCTGGCGTTGGTCAAAGGCGGCGCGGCAACCAAGTCGCAGGCGCAGGCTTTCAAATCGTTGAGGCTGAATGCCAAAGCTGTGGCGGCGGGCATGCAGAAAGACGCCCAGGGTACCATTTTGAAAGTGCTCGGCAGAGTCCAAGATGTGCCTAAAGAGCAGCAAGCGGCCTTGCTCACGAATCTATTCGGTTCCGAGTCGGTGACTGCTATCGGTGTGCTGCTGACCAGCTTGGATTTGCTGAAGGGCAACCTGAGGAAAACAGGGGATGCCTCGCAATATGCCGGCTCAATGGAAGCCGAATACGCTTCGCGCGCGGCCACAACTGAAAACAACCTCACTCTCATGCGCAATGCGGTGAGCCGAGCCGGCATCGCTCTCGGTAACGCGTTCTTGCCCGTGCTCAATGCGGTAGTCGAAAAGCTTCGGCCCTTCATCAGCCAGGTGGGCGACCTGATTCAGGCCAACCCTGTATTCGTCAGAGGCTTGGCTGCGGCTGGCGTTGCATTTACCGCAATTCGGGTCGGTGCCATGGCGGCAATGGTTGCCACGCGCCTGCTGACTCTGGCCTTCGCGGCCACACCTATCGGGATTGCCGCTGTGGCCATCGCCGCAGCCGTAGGCCTGATCGTTTCCAACTGGTCGACGCTGGCACCGTTCTTCGAGGACGTATGGCGGAATATTCAGGAACCGGTGATGACCGTTTGGGGCTGGATGAAGGAAGCGTTTAAGTGGTCCCCGATCGGGCAGATTGTTGCCAACTGGCAACCGATCAGAACCTTTCTCGGCGCTCTGTGGGATGTCGTCAAAGCCGCGGCCGGATCAGTAATGGATTTCCTGAAATCGGCTTTTAATTGGGCGCCCATGACGGTCGTGGCCCGCAATTGGCAACCGCTCTCCGAGTTCTTCAGTGCGTTATGGGATGTTATCCGCGCGGTGACAGCAGCGGCCTGGACTGGAATCAAAGACACGATGTCGGCGGCGTGGAGTTGGATCAAGGAGCAGATCGGATTCGACCCGGTGCAGATCGTCACTGCCGCCTGGGATCCGCTGGTGGCCTACTTCAAAGGCTTGTTCGAGAAGATCCGCCCGTTTATCCAGCCGTTGATGGACGCCGGAAACTGGGCTGGCGACAAGGCGGGTGCCGCTTCCGACTGGGTCAAAGGCAAAGCGGGGGAAGTCAGCAACTTCTTCTCGAAAAGTGACCCAACTTCCTTGGGTGCTGGCGTGATCAACGACGGCACACAGGGGCTTAGAAGAATCGCAGCCGGTATCAATCAGCAGGCCGAGCCTGTAGCCGCTGTTGCTGGCCCGAGCCTGAGCACGCCGACACCGCTTCTGCCGGGGGCCGTTCTACCGGCCCCGGGCAACCTGCTTACCGGCGGCTCAAACAGGTCACAGCTGAACGGCGAACTGGTCATCCGGCTGGAGGGCGACACCCGCGGCGTTCGTCCTCAGCCGGCCAAAACCGATCAGCCGGGTCTGAAGGTCAGTACCAACGTCGGTTATCGATCCCTATCTGGAGCGCAGTAGATGGCTGACACTTGGCGCGATCAGTTGCTGCCAGCCTCGTTCCGGGGCGTGACCTTTCTGATCGAGGACACATCCACCCCGGTCGGCCGCAAGGTCCAGTTGCACGAATACCCCAAGCGTGATGAGGCTTTTACCGAGCAGATGGGCAAGGTGGCCCGGGTCCACCGGGTCAAAGCTTATGTCATCGGCCCCGATTGCTTCGAGCAGCGTGACAAACTGCTCAAGGCCCTGGAAGCCGAAGGCGAGGGCACTCTGGTGCATCCTTGGCTCGGCCAGATGCTGGTGGTGCCTGGTACTGCGGAGATGGCGCATAGCCGCAGAGAAGGGGGAATGGTCACTTTCGAGTTGACGTTCTACCCTGGCAACGCGCAGGCAAATCCCTCGGTACGGACCAACACCGCACGCATGACGGCGCAGACATCGGCCGGCTATTGGAGCGGCGCGCTCGATCGGTACAAGTCAGCCATGGCCAAGGTCGACACCGCGCGAATCAATCTGCTCGGTTTGCAGAACGGATTGACGGGAGTGTTCGGCGTTCTGACGGGACAGTTCTCACCCTTGAGCGGCGCCATCGGTTCCGTGCGTTCCCTTGCTCAGATGCTGACTAACTCGCCGGGCTCCTTATCCAGCCTGTTTAGCGGGTATTTCAGCGATCTGGGATTGTCGACGCCCAAGAGCGCGTGCACCTCGTTGGTAAGTGCCGGCGGGAACGCGGGCAGTTCAGCCAGCTCGGCGACGGTGAGCAGTGCGACGAGCCCGACCAGCGCCGGGGCTGCGACGTTCGATAGCTACAGCAGTGCGGTGGCCACCGTCTCCAGTCAGGCGGAAGATGCCGCGAGTATCAACGCCGTCCCTGTTTCTAGTGGTGCTGATACCACCGCTGCGGCGCAGGCGCTCGCGAACCTGGTGCAGGATGCCGTGCTGGTTCAAGCCACCGCAACTGTTGCGCAGATGCCAGTCAACGTCGCCGCACAAGCGCTGGACACCACTCCCTCTGTTGATCAACAGGTCATAGATCCTGTTGTTCGCCCAGAGGTACCGGTTGCGCAGGATGTGATTGCGGCGCGCGACTCTCTCGATCAAGCGTTCTGGCAGGCGTCCCTCAAGGCTGACGCTACCTACTACCCCTCGATCAACGCCGCTCGCCAGCAAGTGGTGCGCCACCTCACGGCCGTGGCTGCGTCGGGTGTCCAGTTGGTGAGCGTGACTCCGCCGGAAACAGTGCCCGCGGTGGTGGTCGCTTACCGCCGGTTCGGCGACGCCACTCGCCAAGGCGAAATTGTTCAACGCAACAAAATCAATCATCCCGGCTTTGTGCCGGCAGCACCTTTGCAAGTCGCCAGGGAGTAACAGCGCATGTCTGATCCGAAGACGGCCGTGACCCTGACCGTCGACGGGCTGGACTATTCCGGCTGGACTTCGGTTGAGATCAGTACTGGTCTTGAACGCCAGGCGCGCAGCTTCAACATTGGCATCACATGGAAGTGGCCGGGACAAAACATTTTGCGCCCGGTCAAGCAAGGCGCGCGCTGTGAGGTTCGCATCGGTGGCGACCTAGTCACCACCGGGTGGGTCGACGCTACGCCGATCAGCTACGACCACGAAAAGGTCACCACTTCCATAACTGGCCGGTCGCTCACCGCTGACTTGATTGACTGCGGTGCGATCAACCAGCCAGGTCAATGGAAGGGCCAGAGCGTCCAGAAGATTGTCCAGGCGATTGCGGGCGTGTACGGCCTGACCGTGAAAAGCGAGATAGCGGCGACCAGCGGCCTCACTGACCACACCATCGAACCAGGCGAAACCGCTTTTGAGTCAATTGACCGGCTGCTCACCCTGTTCCGTGTTTTCAGTACGGACAACGCGCAGGGGCATGTGGTGTTGGCCGAAGTGGGGAGTGCGGGCCGCTGCTCCGATTCCCTGCGGCTAGGCGGCAACGTGCTCAAAGCCGACGCGCCGCTGGATTTCACTCAGGTGTTTTCGGAGTACCGGGTGATCGGCCAGCGCTCCGGTACCGACGAGGACTTCGCCAAAACAGCCACGGAGGTCAATGCCTCGGTGAGCGATCCTCGAATGACGCGCAAGCGCGTCAAGGTGATTCATGAAAGCGGGCAGCTGACGGACAAGATGGCCGCCGACCGCGCGAACTGGGAGCGGGGCACCGCGCTGGGCAAGGCGCTGGAGACCACTTACGAGGTGCAGGGTTGGCGGCAAGCCAACGGCGCACTCTGGCTACCCAACACCATCGTCAGGGTGATCGATCCGGTCATTGGTTACGACCGCGACATGCTCATCGCGGAAGTGACATACCGCCTCGATGAACAAGGGACGATCTGCCAACTGCGGGTTGGGCCACCAGAGGGATACCTGCAGGAGCCCGATGATCCGCACAAGCACCGCAAAGTCAAAAAAGGCGACAGCGTCGAATATCTCCTACCTGCGGATTACCAAGATAAATGAGCCGATTAATGAACCTGCTGACGCGCGGGGTGGTGGCGCTGGCCAATTCCGCCAGCAAGCTGCAAACCCTGCAGATGCGTCTGACTCACGGAGAGGTGAAGGACGGCATGGAGCATCTCGAACCGTACGGTTTCACAAGCTGCCCGCACGAAGGGGCTGAGGGTCTGGCGGCGTTTATGGGCGGCGACCGTTCGCACGGAGTCGTGATCGTCGTGGCGGACCGTCGCTACCGGTTGCAGGCCTTGGCAGCGGGTGAGGTTGCGATCTACACCGACGAAGGGGACAAGATCCATTTCAAGCGCGGCCGGATTATCGATATTGAAACGGAAACGCTCAACATCAGCGCATCAACCTCCGTCAACTTCGACACCCCCACCATTACCCAGACCGGGAAGATCGTCAGTCAGGGCGACCAGGTCGCTGGCGGCGTTAGTCAGATCAATCATCTCCATAGCGGCGTGCAAGCTGGCAACGGGCAGAGCGGCCCGCCGGTCCCTGGGGGTGGCGCGTGAGCGTGATTATCGAAAACGACGTCGAGATAAGCCTGCGTCGTGCGGTCGAGATCAGCCTGTTCACCTGGCGCCGGGCCAACGCCTCGGACCAGACAGATGATGACGAGCGATTCGGATGGTGGGGTGACAGCTATCCGCTGGAGGCGAATGACCGTATTGGGTCACGGCTGTGGTTGTTGCGACGCCGCAAGCTCACCACCGAGACCATAGGTGCAGCGGTTATGTATGCCCAAGAGGCTATGCAGTGGCTGATCGATGACGGCCACGTTGTCGACGTGCAGGTGCTGACGCAAAGAGCAGGGCACTCACGCTTGAATCTCGGAGTTGTGCTGACCCTGCCGAGCGGCGATCACCTCGACATTTACCCACATGAAGATTGGCAGGTGCTCTATGCCGTTTGAAACCCCGAACCTGCCGACACTGGTCAGCCGCACCGCAGCGGATCTTGCAAGCGAAGCACTGCGCAAATCCGACGCACAAGTTCTGGCGCGCGCCTTGAGTGGTGCGGCATACGGGCTCTACGGATATATCGACTGGGTTGCCCGGCAGATCCTGCCGGACACCGCTGATGAATCCACCCTCGAGCGTCAGGCGTTGCTTAGGCTCGAAACCCCGCGGATCCCTGCGAAGGCGGCGACGGGGTCAGCCTCATTTCAGGCAGCCGCGGGGGCCGTGCTTGATGCGAATCAGGTATTGCAGGCGAGCGATGGCCGTCAATACCGAATCGCCGCAACGGTAACGACTGTTGCAGGCAGCAACACCGCCACGCTTGAGTCAGTGGATGGCGGCGCGTTGGGTAATGCCGAAGCCGGACTGCCTCTGGTTCTGGTGCAGCCCGTCGTGGGCGTCGCTGATACGTTCACGGTGTTGGCACCAGGTCTTACTGGCGGCACGGAAAAGGAATCGATCGAGTCCCTCCGCTCCCGGGTCATCCGCAGTTACCGGGTCATACCCCATGGGGGTGATGCGGACGACTACGTCACCTGGGCGCTGGAATGCGCGGGCGTAACACGCGCTTGGGCGGTGAAGAGTTACATGGGGCCAGGAACGGTCGGCGTGTTTTTCGTCCGCGACGACGACGCTGTAATCATTCCTGACGCCAACGAGATCGCGGTCGTTCAAGCCTACCTTCAGACCAAGGCACCGGTGACCGCGGAGGTTTACGCGCTGGCGCCGGTGCTCAAAGCCGTTAACTACGTGATTGATCTGACACCCGACACAACCGCTGTGAGGCAGGCCGTCACGGCTGAACTTGCCGATCTGCACGCTCGCGAGGCTGGTCTCGGGAGTAGCCTGCTGATCAGCCATATCCGTGAAGCGGTGAGCGGCGCGCAAGGAGAAACAGACAACATTGTCGTCAGCCCAACCGCGGACGTGGCCACTAACGCCAATCAGCTGCTCACGGTGGGGAACATCACATGGCAGTGAGGACCGCCGAAGAATATATGGATCAGCTGCGGCAGTTACTGCCTCAGGGCCCAGCCTGGGATCTGGAGCGCGTGCCGGAGCTGGCGTTGGTCATTGAAGGTTTGGCGATCGAGCTGGCGCGCGTGGACGCTCGGGTTGTGGACCTTTACGCCGAGATGGACCCCGCATCAGTGAGCGAATTGGTTCCCGATTGGGAATCGGTCATGGGCCTTCCAGATCCATGTCTGGGCGACTCGCCAAGCTTCGGCGATCGGCAGCTTTCCGTGCGTCAGCGCTTGACGGCGATCGGCGCACAGACACCGGCCTACTTCATTTCGATTGCACAAGGGGAGGGATACCCAGATGCAACGATCTCGGAGTACCGAGCACCTCGCTTTGGGCGGGAAAGATTTGGCAAGTCGCATTTCGGCACCTGGCGTGTGCAGTTCATGTGGACGTTAAACACGGGCGGTCGGCAGAGGCTCGGGCGCCGCTTTGGCGTCAGCTACTGGGGGGAGCGCTTCGGCGTCAATCCGGGAAGCGCGTTGGAATGCCTCATTCGCCGCTATGCCCCGGCGCACACCGTCGTGCACATCAATTACAGCTGAGGAACAACAGTGGATTATCCTAAAAGTGTGCCCAATGTGGGCCTGGTCAATGGCAAGTTCGTGGACGAGAACACCGCAACCGGTGTCGTCGGATCATTGATTCCCTCCGCTTGGGGCAACGGTGTGACCGATGAACTGCTGGCGGTCATCACTGCAGCTCAACTTGTTCCCGCCGAAGCGAATCATGGGCAACTGCTGGAGGCGATCTACGCACTGACCGTTGGCCGCTTGATCGGGGTCAAGGTCTTTACCGCCAACGGTACTTACACCCCAACACCCGGTGCAAAGAGTGCGATCGTCAAGCTCGTTGGAGGCGGTGGCGGCGGCGGCGGATCACCGGCCACGAACGCTTCCCAAGTTGGGGTTGGCAGCGGTGGCGCTTCTGGCAGTTACGGCGAGCGAAGGATCGCATCGGGGTTGGTTGCCACCGCTGTAACGGTTGGCGCGGGCGGTGTTGGGGGAGTGGGCTCCAGCACGGGCGGTGGCGCAGGTGGCACGTCCAGCTTTGGTTCGCTCATTTCGGCTACGGGGGGTAATGGTGGGGGCGGTTATGGGCCGACTTCACCCCCCCTGAACGCAGGTACCAACAACACAGGCGCTTCGGTAATCGGCGCGAACGTGATCGGGATCGTGAGCCAGGTCCCGCAGATCGCTTTCATATCGTCCTTAACCGTCGGTTACTCCGGTGCTGGCGCACATGGCGCGCTTGGCGCGGGAGGGCCTCTAACCAACGTGTCGCAGGGTGGCAACTTTGGCGGCGGTTACGGGGCCGGCGGCGCCGGCGCCTTGTCGCTCCAGAACGCAGCAACTGCATCTGGCGGTGCTGGGTCCCCCGGCATTGTCATCGTCTATGAGTACGCCTAATGAAAATTTACGCCCGACTGTTTGACGGCCTCGTCTATGAAACCTTCGAGACCGATCTTGATATCTCCGAGTTGTTTCACCCTGAGATGACTTGGGTGGAAGTGACCGACACGAACCACATCCCGGAGCCCGGCTGGTCAGCAACCGAGGTCAACGGTCAGTGGACCTTCGCTGAGCCTCAAATCAGACAGCCTACCGATCTGGAACTGAAGGCCGCCGCCCTTGCTCAGCGGGACGCGTTGCTCGCAGCTGCCAATGAATCCACGGCAGGCATGGCTGACGCGTACATCGCCGGTTTGTTGAATGAAGAGGACGAGGCCAAGTTCAAGGCATACGCCGCTTACAAACTGAAATTGAACAAGATCGATGCCCAGGCCGGCTATCCCGGAAAAATTGCTTGGCCCGCCTCGCCGGCGAGTTGAAAAGCCCATTACCAGTTGGACGTGAACAGACCTGCACACGATGCGGGTTTTTTTTCGTCTGGAGAAAAGCGATGACCGTGACTGAAAAAGACCGTGATGTGCTGGCGCGTACCCTTTGGGGCGAGGCGCGCGGTGAAGGTTTGGCGGGGATGGTGGCGGTCGCGTGGACGATCCGCAATCGCGTGGACGACGGCAAAGACAGATCCTGGTGGGGTGAAGGTTACGCCGGCGTCTGCCAGAAGCCGTACCAGTTCAGCTGCTGGAACCGCAACGACCCGAACTACCAGTTCTTGACCGGCGCGCGTCAAATTCCATTCCGCGAGCTGGCGCAGTGTCGCATCGCTGCTGACCAGGTCATCGACGGCAAGGTGCCTGACCCGACTGGCGGCGCAACCCACTACTACGCGACAACCATGCCCAAGGCGCCGGCCTGGGCGGCGAAGGCACAGCGGACGCTGAAGCTGGGCAACCACGTTTTCTTCCGCGACGTGCCCTGATACCGGAAAGACCTAACACCCGCCCAAACGGAGAGCGCTGTGCAGACGACTATTAAAGAAGAGACCTATATGCGCGCGATGCGCGTCACTCTGGGCGTAAAGGCGAATGGCGGCTCGGTCGCGATTCAGATCAAGATGGGCGACGGCTGGGTGACGTCCGACACCCTCTGGAACGACGGGGCTTACCAACTCAACATACCGAAAGCGACGGTGCGATTCGTGCCCACGGGCGGCGCCGCCTTCGAGGTATTTGCATGAGCCTGCTAGCCGAGGGTCAGCCGACTCGCCGCCGCATCCGTCGCGGGCTTGGGTTGCTGGGCGATAGCTTCAGCGCGAACTGCCATACGATTGATCCGAAAGCCTTCGGTACCGAAGCGTATGGCTACGCCGGCGCAATCGCTGCGAAGACCGGTCTGTTCCCAAGCTACCTGGACAATCAGGGCAAGGTGGGCGACCACTCCGGTCAGTTCATGGCGCGCGTGCCTGGGTGCCTCACTTCGCTCACGGCCGATCTGTGGCTGCTGCTATCCCGCACCAACGACAGCACTACTGCGGGCATGACCGTCGCTGACAGCAAGGCAAACGTGATGAAGGCGATAACCGCTTTCCAGAACACGCCTGGTAAGTACCTCATTGTCGGAACGGGCACGCCTCGATTCGGCACCAAGGCCTTAACCGGTCAGGCGCTCGCCGACGCGGTCGCTTACAAGGACTGGGTGCTTGGCTACGTCCGGCAGTTCGTGCCCGTGGTCAACATCTGGGACGGCTTTACTCAGGACATGACCGTCGATGATCTGCATCCAAACCTGATCGGCGCAGATTTCATCCAGTCCCGCTGCGTGCCGGTCATCAATGCCAATTTCGAGTTCTTTGGCGTGCCGCTGCCCACCGATGCTGCCGACCTGTACTCAGCGATTCGTCCGTTCGGCTGCCTGAACGCAAATCCGCTAATGATCGGCACCGCTGGGGCCATCAACGCCTCGGTCAACCCGGTTGCAGGATCTGTGCTGGCGGACAACTACAAGGCGTCCGGGTCAGGCCTGAGCGGAGTGACGTCTCGCTGGTACAAGGAGCAATCAGCTTTCGGCGAAGCTCAATGCATTGAGCTGGCCGGAGCGATGGCGGCCGCCGGCGGCTACATTTACGTGCAGCCGGCGGCGAACGTAACGCTGTCGAATCTGCTTGCCGGGGATCTGATCGAGATGGTTTCGGCGCCGGAGATCGTTGGCAACAGCCGGGGCATCCTAGGCTGGGAGGCAGAGCTGATCATCACCAAACCGGTGGCGAGCACGTCTACAACCATCTACTACCGCTCAATGGACAAGTATCAAGAGCCGTTCACGCTGCCGGCTAACTGGAAAGGGGCGCTGGAGACCCAGCGCTACACGTGCGATGTCACTGAGACGGTCGTTACCGCAAGGATGGGGCTTTACCTGGCCGCGGGCATCAGCCAGGACTCAAAAGTCAAAGCCGCTCAGTTCGGGATTCGTAAGGTCTGAGCTGCTTTTGATTCTGCCTCTCCTACAGCTACGGCGAAGGCAAGATGCTATATTCCCGCGTCAAAATCGGGGGGTAATATGGCACGTAGATTCCAAGGGGCGAATGGCATCAGGGCTTGCGCGTGTCTTATCGTACTCGTCCTCCATTCCGTGGTTCTCCTGTACCAAGGCTTACATGGATATCTCATAGGTCTTCCGAAACTGGGTGTATGGATATTTTTTGTCTTAAGCGCTTTTCTGCTAACTGCTAAGTTCGAGGCAGACGGTTTTCAGCCTAAAGCGCTGTCTTCGTACGTGATCGGACGCATACTTAGGATATTGCCTCTATATATCCTGTTTGTAGTCGTGTATCGGTACGTCGGAACCGCCGGTATCAATAGTGATGCTGATATGTGGATGGCCCTAAGCCTACAAGGCGGCTATAGCCATCTATGGACCATCCCAGTTGAATTCAAGTATTACCTATTTTTGCCTGCGGTTTCGTTCGTTGCTTTATGGTGCCGCAATAGCTATGGCTACGGGTGCGCGGTGGCTGTCGGAGTGTTGATGATTCTCCTTCAACAAGCCATATGGCCATACTGGTACACCCCAACTATTACGACCGATGTCTATTGGTATTTTTCATGTTTTACAATAGGAACATTCGCCGCAGTGATATTGCCTGCCGTATCGCCCTCGATCAACGCGAACCGGGTAGACATGTTGGTCACAGTTCTGCTTGTCAGTGCTGTGGTAATTAGTCCGTACTGTCAATATAAGATATTCGGAATTGTCCCAAGTGATTACTTAGTAAATAAGTTTGTTTTTCTTAGCTTTGGCTGCGCGGTTTTTACCCTTTCGCTGATAAGCGGCGCTGGCTTTTATGGCAGAATCTTGTCGTCAAGACTCTTTACTCTGATTGGAAAATGGAGCTATTCGATTTATCTTGTGCATTGGCTAATTATCGTAAAAGTCTACGATTACCTGCCATATAGTGTATGGGGAGTGCTCACGGCGACTATCATCTCTGTCATAGCAGGCGGATTGATACACCATGCTCTCGAGCGTCCCATTGAAAACGTTCGGCATAAGATTATGAGCCGGATTTCATGAGTTCTTACGGATGATCAGATGTGGCCCCTGATTCCGCACGTTTCCTACATCCTTGCTCACCTCGAACCAGGTGAATTCCTCAGTCGGCCTGCAGCACTCGTTTGCGATCTCGGCGGCGCGCTCTGGCGTCGTCTCGGGATCCACCCATTCCCGGGCGTGTTCGGGGCTCAGCACGACTGGGCGGCGGTCGTGGATGTCGACCATTCCCTGATCGCTGTCGGCGGTGATGATCACGAAGCCGTCCTGCGGGTCGGGCTCAAGCCCCTGGTGCACTTCCGCGAGCGCGGCGAAAAACATCGGGCCTTTCTCCTTTAGCCTGATGAAGTACGGCTGCTTTCGCTTCGAGTCGTTAGGGTCTTTCACCCATTCAAACCAGCCGTTGGCCGGAGCCAAGGCACGGCCTTTGGGCCAGAGCTGCTTGAAGTACTTCCCCGCGAGCACCGTCTCGACCCTGGCATTAATCGGGGCGGGGCGCTTCCCTTCACCTTTCGCCCAAAATGGCGACCATCCCCATCGCACCTTGTCTACACTCAATCCTTCCTCGGTTGGCCTGATGATCTCCACGCGAGTCGTCGGCGCGACGTTATAGCGCTCGATCGGCCAGAGATCGTACCCATTGATGACCAACTGCTCTGGCGCGAGCTCCTTGAGGTAGTGGTCCATTGGCTCGTAGATCGAGTAGCGTCCGCACATAGGGTTACCTGTCGCAAATTGGCTTATACAGTGTTGACCGCAACCGCACCGCTTAGTTAACTGTACGCATATACAGTGTCAACAAGCGAAGCATTCCCATGTACGTCCTTATCACTCCGCGCCGCCAGATGGGCGTCGCCCTACCGGAAGACCAGCTAAGCAAGATCCCGCCGCTCAAAGGTGATGTGCAGATCGTGGAATCTCAGTGCTCCGCGCTTGGCCGGATCACTCGGGAGGCTTTCATCTTGAACAGCGTCGGCCACGCGCCGGATGTTTTGCCAAGGCTGCTGGATGCCAACGTGACGAGCATGGGTACGCAGGGATTGATTGTCTCCGGCATCGAGCAGGTTGGTGAGGCGTTCTACTTCCAGTCCTGGTGGTGCCGCTTTGAATGACGATATGGTTCCTGACCACTTGGACATCTCCCTGGACGAGGTCTTGAACATCCGTGCGCCTGGCACATACTTGGTCAAGGTCCAGGGGGATAGCATGGAAGGGGCGGGTATTTTCTGCGGCGATCTGCTGATCGTCGACAAGGGGATGGAAGCTACGGTCGGCCAGATCATCATCGGCGTGGTGAATCAGGAGCCGCTGGTGAAGTACTTCTCCATCATGGGCCGACAACTGGTGCTGCGTTCGGCCAACCGAAAGTACCCGGGCCGGTACATCATGGAAGGGGACTATTTCGATATCTGGGGCGTTGTTACCCACAGCATTCGGGATCACTGGAGGAACTGAGCATGACTCCCAAGCACTTAACCAAAGTGAAAGCAGGCGCTGATGTTGCGGGCAAGCCTTGCATTGGAGATAGACTATCCTCTACAAAAGCGCGTTGAAATGAGCTCGGAGAGTCGATGCCGCCAGCTACCAATAATCACTGCGACGCATTTACAAAAAATTTCAAAGACCCACCTTTTACGCTTCAAGTAGACGGATTAAGGGATTCAACGAAAACGGAATCGGAGGCAACATGCTGGACAACGGACAGAAGCAGACGGTGGGCGATCATAGTAATGTCGTCCAGGGGGGAGGCGATGTTGTCGTAAACATGGGCCTAAGCTACGCCGAAGCTCGATGCATAGCGCAGGATGTCGCGAAGGCTACTTTCTTCGAGCTCGCTGGTCAGGCAAGAGAGGTCATGAGTGCTAGGGTGGAAGAGATCACTGATCGCGTTCTCTCTAAACTTTCGAGCGAATATCCTGCCGGGTTAGACAAAGCCGTGGACCCGGACTTTCAGTATTCTCTGTTAAATGTCCAAAAGGAGTATGGCAAATCTGGTGATGAAGATCTTGGGGGGCTTCTTGTTGATCTACTGGTGGAGCGAAGCAAGCAAGATGGTCGAAACATACTGCAGATCGTGCTAAATGAATCTCTTGTTATTGCCCCGAAACTGACAAAGCAGCATCTGGCATCGTTAGCAGTAATCTACCTATTCAGATATACCGCAAACCAGACTTTTACAGATTTCGAAGATTTCGGAATCTACCTTGACAGCCATGTGATGCCGTTTATTGGAGACAGAAGCGGTAATGAGGCTGCATACCAACACCTAGCTTTTACTGGGTGCGGGTCTCGGAGTATGCAGATGATGGACCTGAGCGAAGTATTTACCCTGCATTACCCTGGGCTTTTTCAAAAAGGGTTAAGTGATGAGGACGTCCAATCTATAGGTTTTGAAACGTATATACATCCCCCTTTTTTCATCAGGTGTCTAAATGACTCAAATAAATGTCAGATTAAAGCATTGAATGATCAGGTGCTTAGTGGTCTTTTTGAACTTCATCCGGTTTCAACCAGTATTCAGGGTAAGATCAAGGACATGTTCAAAGGGAACTTGATGCCTCCGGAAGCTGTAAGGGACAGAATTATCGAACTACGGCCATATATGGCCGATGTCTTCACCTGGTGGTCCGGCTCTGCAGCTGGTAGTTTTGTGCTTACCAGCGTGGGAATCGCCATCGGTCACGCTAATATAACTCGGACAGTCGGCGAGTTCGCTGATCTTTCTACATGGATCAATTGAGTGAGGTTTTGTGAAAAGTCTGGCGATAGTTGTTTCGTTATTCTTGATTTGCCTGTGCATTTGTTGGGTCTATTCAAAACCCGGTTTTGACTCTTGGGCTGGTCTTGGCGCTGCGCTGGTTTCGTTGACAGGGTCGTTTTTTTTACAGTCAGCTAAGCCTCGTGCATCTCAAATCCAAAAAGTCCAATCGGGTAATGCTATTCAAGGAGGCCGTGATGTAAAGATCAACCAAAATGATGACCGTTGATACATCCTCGATGATGAGTCCTCGTCGGTTCGGGGGCCTTTAACTGCAGATTCATTTTCAACGACGCTTTTCGCAATAGCGGGGCACCTTACTCCGCGCAGCCCGACGGTGAGCCGCTCGACGAACGCCCTGCCTCGAATGCGGTCCGTAGACCCTTGGCTCTCCAAAGCCTCGGAGTGCGAATTCACTTGAAGGGACGGTGCGCCAGCTTTCCATAACGATCTCGAAAACCGGCACCACGTAGTCGATTTGACGGGGCTACAACAGATCGCCCTTGATTACTGGTCGGGCAATGCTGAAGCATCAATCGCCAAACCCTCTTCAACGCAGAGGTACTGGGCGAGATGCTCACGCGCGCTGATGCGTCGTTTGGCTGAATCTAGGAGAGGCATCGCATGCCGGCATTTAATGCAGCCTTGCGCAGCTATTAAAGGAGAAGGGGGATCGTCGGCAGAGCGCTGGAGAGGAGAAAACGCGCACGTGAACAAAACGTGAGTCACACCGCTTCACAGCGTGTACACTGCGCGTCTTCTTGAGACAGCGTAACCGTTTGCGGGCGGCGTAAGCTGTTGATAGTTAAGTGCTTTCCGTTGGTGAGGATGATTTAGGTTCCAGCGCCGCAAGGCTCGACTCTCTCCGTGCGCACCACACAAAAAGCCCCGGCTCTCGCGAGTCGGGGCTTTTTCGTTTTCGGAGAAAAAATCCCAATATGGCCCCCCAAAACGCAACCGTTTGGACCAGTGTTTATTGAGTTTAGAAGTGTCGAAAAGAAGGGGGTTTTTGAAGGTCTTTTTGATGGGTAAAGCATTGATTACAAAGTGATTAAACGGTTCTTATACCGAGTCCCATGCCTTAATACCCGCGCGTCTGGCTTCAATCTACCAGGTGTTGAAGCGACAGCATGGAGAGGTCATCTGCGGCTGGCTTTACCAATCAATTTGATCAGCACTGCTTTTTTCGTCTCTGATGTTTCATTTCGAGCCAGCTGTACAAGGTAGTCCTGTGCTGCCTCTCCGCCGGCCTCCGCTATCGCGGCATATATGTCACTGCGCTGACTATCCGAGGTAGAGCGTTCGGCACACTCTATCAAGAAGTCAACCCCTATGTTGCCTTGAACAGCCATGGTGATTCCTTCATCGCAGGGTGCTTTCGAGCACAAGCACGGCCCAGTATCTTTAAGATGCAGTAAGGTAAGAGCTCAGTGATCCAGCAGTCGGCCATCGTGGTCAACGCTAGGTTTCCAAGCGTCTGCCGCGTCGTTCACGGCGATAACCAAACTATAAAATTGCGCTTCACCGATAATGTCAAGTTGATGTAACTGCTCAATGTAGTTAAAGGCTAGTACCGCGTAGTGCTCTGCATATGCAGAACTTGGCGCTGTGCGGATAGAGCTGATCAGCGGTTCGACGCGTTCCGCAAGACGATCTGAAGTCATGGGCATTCGGTAATCCTAATGAGGAAGCCCGAGAGCCGGTATTCTGACTACCGGCCTCGAGGCAATCGTCACGCGATTTATACAGATCGCCTAGCCACGGCGATTGGATGCAGCGCCGACGGCGGTCGGTTAGCCCATGGTTATCCGCTGCGAACTCTGCTATGACTAGGGGTGAGGCAGTTCGCTTAAGTGTGAGAGCGCTCGGGTCCACTTCGCCTTTACTCGCGCGCATGGTGCGAGCGTCGAGGCATCCATGCCAGATGCATTTAAAGCGGTGGTGATTCGGACCGACAGCACAGCACTCAGGCATCTTTCCATCTAACTTCTGTTATGCCGAACCGCTCCGCTTTCGGTTTACATAGCTTTATTACGGGCTCACGCCGATATTTTGGTATCTCTCCAAAACCAGCATCGACAGTCGCCCAGTGCCAAGCTTCCTCGTTGTTCATGGCACCGGCTCGCACGTAGAAGCTTTTGCTTGTACCTTTAAGAACATATTCAATTTGATAATGCCGTTCGCTCGTCATAACCACCCCCTTTCGGTATGCGGAGATACCGGTCTTATCATTCATCTCTCGCGCGTCCATAAACCAGCTTGGCCTAGGAGGCTTGGAGTCGTTAATCTCAACAGCTACTCACCGCTGCGATCGTCCCAGCCGAGTATGTGACTGAACCAAAATCCGGCGAATCTCACGGATTAACGCGTTGAGCAGACTCCTCCGTCGGATGTGGCCGTTCGCGGGTCTTGGCACGCATTCCGCAACCCAAACACACCCATTCCTCCGTTTCAAGGCCAAGGTAATAGCCCTTTCGGACTAGAGAGTGTGTGCATTTCCGAGCCGGGGCTGCGCGCCGTCCGCTCTCGAGCATCCAGTTGAGCATGGCTTTCCTTGGCTCTACCGAGCCTATTCATGTCTTTGAAAAAAGGGCCTGCGAACAGGCTAAAGTCTACCGAGGTTGGTGCGTTACCCGGACCCAATAGTAGAAGAGTCAGCCGGGAGAACGTTCAAGTTATTTCGAATATCGGGCGCATTTACCCTAGGTCTCACTCAAACGAATAATTAAATACTCTAAATGGGTGTGTTGGTATGTCGTTTAATGCCCGTCCTATTGAGTTTCGTTTGTTAGGCAGTCTTTGAGATAGCCGCTCCGCCCGATTGATTGCATGACGTAAGGAGTGCGCGTGAACACGGCCGGTAAGATTCGTCCGGGACGCATTTCAAGCCCTCTGCCTGCATGTAGGGTCTCGACCAGTTGTAAGCAAACCAGGCTCATCAAGAATGCCACCTTATTCGCACCATCGAATTTCCCCAAGTTTTCCCTCAAAACTTTCGGGTTGTGAACTACTCTCATAGTGGGCTTGGTGTGACTAAGACGCCAGGCTAGCGTCAGACCACACTAATGTGTCAGCTGGCGGTTACGCTGCGCCGGAATACACGAGCTAGTACTCATGACCGCATTCATGAAGTCGTCATAGCCTCCCTCGCCCACGTCTAGGAGAACGGAAATGCGGTTGGCTGCATTTATCACTACGCACATGGAATCGATCCTTCAAGAATGGGAGGATTTCGCTCGGACCATGGATATCCCGGGTCCACCTATGGATAGCACGGGGCTCCGGGACCACGCCAGCCTCATGCTAGAGACCATCGCCGAGGATCTTGAAACAGAGCAGACCGAGCAGCAGCAGGTTGATAAATCGCACGGCAAGGCGCCGGGAAGCACAGAGGATACCGCAGCAGAATGCCATGCTCTCACCCGCCTTTCGGCGGGTTTCACCATTGATCAGATGGTTTCGGAGTACCGCGCTCTCAGGGCCAGCGTTTTAAAGCACTGGATGGCGACGCCGCAGGAAGACTCCGAGTATCACGTACGCGACATGCTTCGTTTTAATGAAGCAATCGATCAGGCTCTGGCTGAATCAGTTGCAAGCTACACTCGCGCTGCCCAGAGCTCTCGCGACATCTTCCTCGGTATCCTCGGCCACGACCTGCGGACGCCGCTCGGCGCCATACTACTTGCTTCAGATGTGCTGTTGCGGACGGATGACCTAGGAAGCCGTGTCACAAAGCTATCAGCTCGAATTTACTCAAGCGTAAGCCGCGCAAATAGGATCGTTGCTGACCTCATGGACTTTACTAGGGTTCATCTGGGCAACGGTATCCCGGTGCGACTTGAGCGTGTTGACCTGGTGCCTATCTGCGAGCAGATCGTCGATGAAGCCAGCACCTTTCACCCCAACGCCGAGATTGTCGCGGCCACGTGTAAAGCGGCTGTCGGAGAGTTCGACGCCCCCCGCATCGAGCAGGTTTTCTCGAATCTGATTAGCAATGCGGTCCACCATGGAGACAAAGAGTCACCCGTCTCGGTGTGCCTCGAATGTGCAAAAACTGAGGTGGTTTTCAGCGTCCATAACCAAGGTACTCCAATTCCAGAGCAGGTCCTCCCAACAATATTTCAACCGATGGAGCGATACATTCCCGGTGTTGGATCTGGGCAGCCCGCAGGGGGCGGGCTGGGTCTAGGGCTGCATATTGCAGCAGAGATAGTAGAAGCTCATAAAGGCAAAATTGAGGTGGAATCAGGCTCGGCTGGGACGCTCTTTACTGTGCGGTTGCCTAAGTAGTCTGGGCGGATGCCGGTGGTATTTTCGAGTCAGCTCTCTATAAGGCCGCGTGGCGTTACATTGGGGCAAATCAGTTCCGATGTACCCCCGCGCGCCGCGTGTAACGTGGGTTCCACCCTCACCGCTTTGAACAGGTATCGGAACGCGAATAACCCTCAAAGTGTCGCCTCGATGTTTTACACCACCGGTCTTGAAATCCAGTAGGGCGCGGCGTCAGCTTCCGTGACCCGACTCGGGGAATGGTGGGGGATTTTCGGGGATGGGCTGTGTTTAGTGCGGATCAGTACGGCATCGATTGCAGCGAGCGCCTGAAAAGTTCTTATAAAATCAACAGCTTGCGAATATCGTCAAGCATGGGGTGCTAGGGGTCGAGTGTTCGAATCACTCCGTCCCGACCATATATTTCAATGACTTAGGCCAATGTTCTCAGCATTGGCCTTTTTCATGCGAGTGACTTTTGCGTGACTTGTTGATTTT